AATTTAACTGGGATAGGGTTTGAACTATTTCTCCATAAAATTGATATCCAAAATCTGCTTTGTAAAACTCAACTCTGGTTCCATAATAATATGCAGTAGCTACATAGGGATTCTGATAAATTAGGGAGTTAAAAAATAAATAGACATAGTCTTTTTCTGCTTTAATCTCCGAAAAGGTGTCCAAAGAGAAAGAGGTGTACATTTTTTCACCTCCCGAGATATGTGCTATTCTTATTGCCTTCATTAAGTGGATAAAATAGTTTGATAAAATAAGAATCCAGGACTTTGAAAGTCTATCGTGCTAATCAGATCTGATCCATAAACTGCGTTATTCCATAGTCCTTCCATGAAGTTACCTGCTGCGGTAGCTCCGATTGACCCTGTTGGCGCTAAAAATTCTAGCTTTGTCTGGAAGTTCCTACAAGAAGGAAGTGGGTTTGAACTATAGTCTATCCCGTTCAGAAAAATATAAAACCTATTTAATTCTGACCTATATGATCCAACGTTTTTGGGATTTACAGATAGTGTTAGAATATTACCATTAGAGTCAAGACCATATTTTATCTGAATCAGAAGACTTGACATTGGTTATATTACATATTAGGCTTTACTGCTTGTCCTACTTGTCCTGTAAATTGATAAACTTTAACTAGCTTGTCGTAACACTTTTCCATTTGATCGTCGGTTAAACAATCAACTATATCGTTTAAAACCCTTTGATCGTTACCTGAAGCAGCAACTAGCACATCTTTCATGTGCTGTTTGTGGTCATTTTTTCCGTACATTGGTTGACCATACTTCATCTCGTTTATTTTGGTAAGTTCTGAAAATTTTCTCATTGTTTTCTATTATTTTATTCCTTATATATCTAATCTTGATAAAAATTATCTAGCCATTTCTAGATCTATCGAAATATAATTATAGTTAAATCCAACACTAAATGAAGTGGCAGCTGGAGCATTTTGGGTATAGTTTAGACTTAGCTCAGAAAGAGATGCTATTGTTATCCCTTTAAAAAGAACGCTCGTGATAATATTTCCTTGATTGTCCAGAATTCTAAGAGGAAGATTATCTACAAAGAGAGCAGGATTTTTAAAATTTAAGTGAGCTAAGATTGTCTCCATCATTACGAAGTAATTGATAAATCCTTCTCCCATTCTAAAAGTAACCTGAACACCCGGTGAAAATAGGTTTTGAACTGGAGTTGCACTTTGATAAGTAATGGTTTTACCTAAAGGTCTAGTTTGAGTAACACTAGTAGCTTGAATTGAAGGAAAAGAAATTGATTGAATCGTGCTATTCATGAACTGAGTTAGAGTGTCATAAGGAAAAGACTGTCCCTTAATATAAGCAAAATATTTGCTCTCCACATCGGGTGGAAAAAATCCCTTCGGAAAAACAAAGTAAAAACTATTGGCTCTCGAATTTAGTATCATGTGTTGTTATCAATTTATTGTGGTCTAGCGAACATCCCATTATCTGTTCCTGTTTGAGCAGTGGTACTTCCTTTGACAGCACCAGCACCTCCGTTAGTTAAACCATTTCCAGTATTACCATAATTGTTCAGAATAATCAAAGCAGAATCATCGAAAATTCCAGTTACTGCTTGGGTGAAGGTTGACTTTGTCAGACCCACGTACAGTTTGTATCCAGGTTGAGTAGGATCTAGGAAGTAAGAAATTATATCATAAGTCGCCCAATTTAAAGCTATCTTGCCTCTAACATCCGCAGATACTGCAGATTGAAGCTCTACCGGGGTTAATTTACCTGTCGAAACTAATTGGGTAGAACTATTTAAATTACTAACAAGAAGGTTAGGATTAGTTAAACCACCTAAAGTAATTACTTCATCTCCAGAAGATGCTATCACAGTAGGCCCAATGGTCTGCCAAGATGAAACAGTCGAAACTTCAGATATAAGATCTGGATTGAGTGCGAGGTCAGCCCCGGAAATAGCAGTGCCGACTAAACTTGGTAATACTGTAGCATTAGTGTTAGCTGCAGTTGCACCAGTTGCTCCAGTTGCACCAACTGAAGGAATAGCTTCACCTTCCTTCAACCAATTACCATAGTATAGAACAGAAGAAGAATTAGCAGAAACAGTAAGCTTATTTGTAAGTAGACCCTCATTTATTTGCTTGGCTGCTAGAATTAGATCCTTTGAAGAATCATTCAAAGAGGTAGATTTTTTAGCCAAAGCATCTTTGGCAGCTGATCCCGTAGGAATTTGATCCTGAATAATATCTGGATCTGATGCTGCAGGAGGTCTATTAGTAATGTAGAAATTTCTATTTGTGTACTGTAAAATTTCAGTAGAAAGAGTTTCTGTAACTTTAAATGCAAGTTCTCCCTTGGACGGATTAGCTATGTTTTTATTATCTATAGTAGGAGCAGAAACTTTTTTATTACTATTGTTAATAAAAACCATGTAATAAGTACCAGAAGCTTCCAAGTCTATTAGCTGAGTATTTCCATCTGTCCCTTGTTTATAAAAAGTAAACTTGTAATAGTTATCAAAAGGGCTAATAAAAATATATGCTTTCCCCTGCCCATAGGCTATTTCATTCTGTGAAGATTGCCCAGCTGCGGTAGTTATTTCGTTTCCTTTCACCACTAGATTTGTCAAAGTGGTATTCACAAGACCTCTTTCAAAAAACACATTGCTGTATTTAACTACCACCTTCGGTGAGGTACTAGAGTTTGGAACTGCGATGTTAGTAGCAGTAGCAAGTTTATTGTAAATCTTCTGTACTTGAGGAAGGGTTTGTAATTGCAATGGGGCTATAAAAGACCCATATTTAGCTGCATTAGTTGACGTGTACGAAGCTATTCTTGTAACTCTTGATTGATCTGTGGAATTAACTAAAGTCATCGTATACCTTAGTGTAAATGAAGATGCCACACCGGCATTTCTGATGATCGGTCTGTAAAGATTAGGAATATCGTATGCAGTAGTTTGGATTGTAAAGAAATTAGCAGTTTGAATAAAAGATGTTCCAATTTGTTCTATTACTTCTATATTGTTTTGGATATAATAAGCATTACCTATAGAGTTTTGAAAAAGAATAAAATTTTCTATAAATCCATCATTATCAGTTGCAAAGAATTCAAAGAAGTCCCCAGTATCAGCAGGAGCAATCTGAGCTCCGATGTTTGTAAATGGGTCTTCAGATTCTAGAGAAAGGGTTGCAATTAGATTAGCCCCATAAGTTTCATATCCAGAAGTTAGAGTTGTATTTAAAACCTCGTATGCTCTAATTCTCATCGGAGATCCAATTACGAATCCTCTTCCGCTTTTGCTAAATAGAGCAGCTGCAGTTAGAGATGGATTTGCAGAAGAAATATATTGATTATTTAAAAAAAGAAGACTTGGAATTTTAATTTCAAAATACTTGTCATAAGAATTTATTCCTATCATCAACGGACTTGGATTTAGAGTGTATTGATCTGAAAATCCGTTGTTCAAGAAAATCTGAGAGAAAGTAACGTAAGATCCATCAACATCTAGAAAATCTATCCCAAGTATTAGCCCGTCTATATTTCCCAGATTATAACCAGCTAAAATATGATATCTAACAGAATCATAGGTTAGAAAAATATTACTGGAGAAAGTAACTGGTAGATCTGCGGTTGAAGTTAAATTGGGATTAAAATCGTTATAAGGAACGATATAGTTTGGGTCCAAAGTTATGTAACTGTTATCTGTAACTTTAACAACACTATTAAGAGATGTGTTAGCAGTTATAGAATAATCCTGACTTTGGTTAAAAATCTGAACATCATTAGAAGCAGTTGACCCAGCACCTTTTATAATACCATTGATTAATTTATCATAGGCAACAGTAGTTGATCCCGTATTAACCGGATAGGTTTCTGGATCTGGTTGATCCGCATACAGGTACTCCATCACCAAGTATGGAGTTAACTGAACGTATTTAGAAGTGCTAGAATATGCCATTAAACTATTTTATTTTATTTTCCATCCAATCGATCCTCTGAAATAAGGGGATGCATTTAGATTAAATCCAAGTCCAAATCCGAGAAGCATATCTTTTTTAGTTTTAAGATGAAGATCTCCTCCAAAAGAAGGGATTTTTCCTAGCTGAATAGCAGGTCCAAAAAATAATGTGTTCTCCAATTCTTTTAGGTAGATTGTTTCTCTAATAGTTGGAATATTTACATAAGAGGTAAAACCTCTAGCGAATATTCTATTGGTAGTGATTGTGTCGTTGATAACAATATAACCTAAAGAATCTTTTAGCTTGAAAGTGTCTTTATAAAATACTCTTGCATAATAATCCTTTAGAATATTTAGAGTATCTATATCGGCAGGAATTTCTTTCACTACCTCAACTATTTTAACTATGTCTTTGCCTTTTCTATAGAATCTCTGTGTATCAATCTGATAGAAAGTATCAATCTCGTGTTTAAGAACTTCATAATCAGTTCCACCTATATTAACGGTAGATCCTGGGGTTTTTTTACCTGAACATCCTTTTTGATAAAATATTATTACAGCTAAAATTGCAATAATAATGTAAGGAAATATTTTTTTAGTTGTTTGCATTTTCTTCTTCTTTTTGTTCGTATATTAATGTGAATGGGTTTAGTTTTCCTTCCCCATATTTTTCTTCTAGCGATTTAGCAAAGGTTGATTCTTCTGCTCTTAGATTTTCTAACTGATCTATCAATTCTTTTGCTCTCTTCTGGAGAAATTCCATTTCAATTTGGATTCCTTGAATTTGAGAATGAACTGAGGTGAATTCAGTCTTTAAATTTCTAGCTTTTTTTTCTTCTTTGATTGTTAAATTCTTATTCATATATTTATCTGACTCTATTTATACCTTAAAATTCTTAAAATATTCTTTTACTGAACAGGGGAAATTCCTCCAAGCCTACTAGGGTCAACAGTTTGGTTAATTTGATCGGCAGTTCCTATACCAGTTCCTAGATTGTATTCATAATTCAATAAAGTTGATGTGTTATTTCCAGAAGAGAAAGCTTGCAGATAAACTAATTTATTAGATGTTGAATTGAAAGGAGATCCAAAGTAGGTTAATCTCACATGTCTACATCCTCCAGTAGCGGAAGGGAGAGTAGTTGTAGGTGAATTTCCCGCTGAATCTATTATTTTTATTTTATTGGCATTATTGAGAGAGGAAATATTAGTATTTATATAAACACCTCCTATAGAATAAGACGACGAATTCATGTAAATATCAACCACGGAAACGTTTCCAGCTTCAACATACGGATTTTTAAATCCGGTTACATTAAGCCAAATTCTATTTGCTCTAAAATCAGATTCAATTGATCTAGAAGGATTTGGGGTTACTACAATAACATCTCCATCGGGAACAATCGTAATTGCTGGATTTAATAAGAGTGTGGTCACAGTAAATCCAGCAATCCTTCTTGTAGCTATAACGCTTACCGTTGAAGAAACTGTATCTGTAATATTCTGATAAGATTTAACTACGAAAGCTCCGGTTCCTCCGGTTATTCCGGTTGCCCCTGTAAATCCAATTCCAATATTTGAATAATTAGATCCACCAGTAACTCTAAATAGAGAATTCCCTCCCATGGAGAGATTAAGAGCTCCTGAATTAGATACTCCAGTATAGGAAAGCGCTGTTTGGGAATCTTTTAAATCTGAATTTACAGTTAAAGCGTTGGAAGAACTTGTAGTGCTTAAGCTAAATCCTCCACTATTTTCTCTAAATTCTGCTCTACTATTATTTAGGGAAATGTTTCTTCCAAGAAAACCTATCGAAGAGGAATTTATGTTGATTCCCCCCGTTCCAGTAATGGTAGCGGTATTAGAAGAAAATCCAACATTATTTCCTATCAAGGAAACAGTTCCACCTGTAGAACTATAAGTTCCAGTTGCTTGAGACTGAATAGCAATGGCATCATCGGAAGAGAATTGAATATTATAATCAGACCCTGTACTTCCCCATCTAAAAGAAGGTAGATTTGAAGATTGATAAAAAGTCTTATCAAAAGAGAATATTGGAAGTGAAGCAGTTAAAGAAGCATCGGTTGAGACTAAAACCTTTGAATAAGTTGGATTTGCATTATTTACATTGACAAGAGAATCACTAAATACAAAAGTTGTAATTGGCTGATTTACCAAAGCAGTCGGTCCAATAACTATTGCATTATTTTCATTTACTTCTCCTGGGCCACTTATTCCAGACACAACAGTAAAAACTCCTTCGGATATGAAGTTATATGGGGTACTTACCCAAGATGATCCATTGTAGGTATATATTGGTTGGTTTCCTGAAGGCGATGAATCGATCCAAATATCTCCAAATATAAGAGGTCTTTCGTTAGCAGGTAGTGAGACATAAGGGGCATTTTCTTGAAAATACCAATTAGTAGCCCTCTGGCCTGTTGCTCCGGGTAGTCCATCTCTTCCCACTTGTCCTACGATACCGGTGGAACCAATGGGTCCAAATTCTCCAGGTAATCCAGTAGAATTAGAAAGGATCTGAGAAAAATTATAATTAGTCTTTGCTATTATTTGATTTTTATCGTCTCCCGGAAGTATGTAGTTGGTATTAAAGTTCATTTTTATGCGGTAAGAATTCCTGAAACTGAAGGTGTATCATAGTAAACTATCCAAGAACTGGCTAATCTAACAATGTTTATTGAAACCGATGAAGTTGCAGTAAAAGTTCCTGCGGTTAGAGAAGTTGTTCCGTTTGTAGTCAATGAAATTCCAGAGAGAGTATTAGCAGTAGAAGAACTAAAAACATTCATTTGATAAGATTCCCCAACTCCTATAAGATCTGAAAATCCGGTAGGACCAGGCATCAGGGGAATAGCAATTCCTGCCCCCGTAGCTCCATTTCCTAAAAAACTAACCATTGCAATATTACCGTTTGTAATAACGCTGGGGCCAACTAAATTATAAAACTTATTGCTTACCTGATAATCTCCAGTCCCTCCCCTAGTATTTGTAGAATAAGCATAGAGGGTTTTATCGAATTTTATTTTTCCGTCTGATCTAACAGAAAATTTACTAGAAGAAGCCGTAGAAAAATTAGCCAAGAATCTACTGGTTGAAGCAGTTCCTGTTAAATTAACACTAATTCCTCCTCCTGTGCTTGTATTTACAAAAGAAGCCATGGATGAACCAGAAAAAGATCCATTAATGGTGATAGGGATATTAAATACAGCAGACGCTCCATTTAAAACCAATTGATTAGAATTTACCAAAAGATTTGAAGTTCCAGAATTTAGATTCATCAATCCAGAAGTCGTAAAACTCATGGACGTATTAGCAGTTAAACTTGAAGAAATTCCGGAAACTGTAATGTCTCCGTTGGTACTTTGAAGATTTAAATTTTTACCAGCTATTATGTCTAGGGAATCTGAAGGTGACACAAATCTAATAGCGTAATCTGTAGAGGATGGATTTTTCCAATCAAAATAAGGATGTCTATTATAATCAGAAGGAAGAGCGGTATCTTGATCCATTAAATTACTTTTTGCAAATTCTAATAAAGGAAATCCATTAGATGCATTAGTAGCAATTAAAAATTTAGAATATGTTGGATTTGCAGTAGCAGGAATAACTCTATCGTCGCTCAAAACAAAAGTATTATTCCCAGGAGTAGAAGAAGACTGTACTATTGCATTTTTCAAAGATGCATTTGACGGGCCAGTTATTCCAGTTAAAGTTGTAAAAACGTCTTGAGCTTGTAAGCTCTGACCTGTAGATACCCACCCACTTGTTGTATAAATAGAAACTGCTTTATTAAATGACGGGTTTGTATTTACCCAATAATCCCCAACTAAAAGTACTTCGTCGAATCCTGTTTGAGTTTCTGGAGCAATATTAGAAAGGAACCATCTAGTCCCTCTTTCTCCAGGAACTCCTGTATCTCCAATTGGACCTTCTGGTCCTATTGGTCCTTGATCCCCTTGTTTTCCGTCTGCACCTTGAGGTCCTCCACCGTTTGCAACGATAGCATCAAAATTCTGATTTATTTTATTGATCAGATCTTCTTGGGTATCCCCAGGGTTAAGATTTATTATGGTTAAGTTTGGCATTTTTCTCTTCTTTCTCTATATATTCCTAAGGAATTTATCCCTTATATTTTTCCAATCTCAAAATTAAAGGTCAGAGAGTAGTTCTGGTTTACATCTAAAGCGTATTCAAACTCATAGGTCAAAGATGTTCTTTGAGTTAGCTTAAAATTAGGCTGTGGAACATATCCATATTTAATTTTGTCCGGATTAATTAAATCCCCTCTTACTAAAATTTGGGTAGAAGTTAAAGGCTGTCCTCTTTTTAGAACAGAAAGATTTAGTTGTTTCCCTTCGTAGATCGGAACTATATTCTGGTCTATGTAAGTTTTGATGTCATCCTGGATGTCATTAGGATTACCAACTCCATATTCGGTAATTATATTATTGATAAAAACAGAGCTTATTCCAGAATTCAGAATATATCTTCTTAGAATTCGATCTAATCTAATCACACCATACACAAGATTAGCAACGGGGTCTTTTTGCCAGAATACCTCAATATCAGGATAAATGCTCTCGTCTAATTTAGAAAGATCCACCCCTGAGAGAGCAGGACCCAATTGACCTATCCCTGTGTTTGACTGGGAAGGGGTCATTGACTGGATAGTTGAGGTTGCAGATTGAGCTTCTAAATTTATAACTTGCGGATCTGAAGTCCCTTCTGTTTTGGAAATTTCCAAAGCTATAAAAGTGTAAGTGCTAATAGTTCCGGGAGTTTGCATCATTTTAGATCCCATGAAAGTCTTATATTCTAGCATGGCTCTAGTTCCCGCAACTGGAGTTTGATCCACGCTGCTGGTGTAAAGATTGTAATATCCAGGATCCCAAGTCGAAGAGAAAATAGGGAAATTCTTTTTCTCGATTGGGGTTTCTCCAATTAATGGATAAACAGATCCCTGTGCAAGATTTTGCGATGCGCTAAGAATATTTTTACCCAGGGAGACCTTAGTGTAACTAAGATTGTCAATTAACCCAAATCCTATCTTCTCAGGTGCAAATGTGCAGTTTCTGTAGCTAAGATCGATTCCAGTAGCTCCTGTAATTGTATCTATCTTGTCATTTTTATACATGATAGATTTCTTAAATGCAGGTTCATATCCTCCGGAATATCTTAGAATATCAGCAGATAGAGAAATTCCACCGTTGATAATATCATATCCAGTAGGTTGATTTTGTCCTAAGGTCTGTGGACCCGAATAGCTCTTCACTGGAGTTGTTCCAGTAGGTTTTTTAATAGCAGTTGGCTGAACAAAAGAAAGATCAAAGTAATCCGAAATTGATACTGTTTCCTGTGTTGTTTTATTCCAGTCGTAAGTTGTATAAGTAATATAAGAACTTTCTGTATTTACTTGATTAGCTATGTAAGACAGGGATAATCTTTTTAGAATAAAATCAAAATAATTTTCTCCTCCTTCAATCTGTACAACTGGTTTACCCTTATAAGCTCCTTGAGAAGCTAGAGGAATATTTAAAGTTGGTCCAGGATAAGTTGGAGAAAAAGGAATATCGAAATAATAATTGCTTGGATTAGTAGGTCCAAAATTAACCACATTCTGTGATCTTCCGGTAGGCCAAGGATAGTAAGAATAAGAAGAAGAACCTGCAAGAACTTTAAAAGTTCCAGTAGTTCCTAATGTTCCAAATCCTGCGATTCCGGTAGATCCTGAGGGATAGTATAAATTTATTTCTTCTCTTAGATCTGTATCATACTCAGGATTTGGGATGATGTAAATTTGACCATCTACAGATTGACCGCAATTACTATTAGAGGAAAAAGAAAGATCTAATGCTGCACTCAATTTTATATCATCGATAGCATACAAAGGTGATCCAGTTGGGCCTGGGTTTCCTGTAATTCCAACGTCCGTCTTTTTCTTTTTACCGCTTAGTGAATACATGAGAAGATAATCCAAATAAGGATCTCCTCCAGTACCTCCGGTATATCCTATCGGAAGGGCTCTGTAATCTTTGATCACTGCATAAGTAACAAATAGAATAGATTTTTGAGTTACATTTTCAATAACCTCATATCTAACTGGAGATTGTATAATTGATGGATCTTCTGGAATAACCCTCAGAATAGAAGAAAATTTATAATCTTGGAAACCCCTAAAGTTAGGAACAAATTTTTCTAGATCATTTTTTGGATCAGGTAAAGTACTTCTTCTTTTCAGAGAAATTTTAATCCCTCTGAAAATCGTATCATAAAAACCAGTTACACTATTATACTTAAAGGGGGTAAAGAATTCTTTTACTTCATTAACATCGGTATTATATGGTGATGGATAATCGATAGGATCTACAGTGAAATATGAATTGAAGTAATCCGCATCTGAAGGATCTGCATTCTTTGCTCTTTCTAAATCTATCTTATATGGTAAATAATTATTTTGGGAAATGATACCATCAATAGGAAATTCTCTAGGAACACCTTCTAGAAGCATCCACTCGTGGGTGAAATATTGAGGAGACGGAAAATCCTGCTGGAATCCTGGCGAGAAATTAGTTGGGGTAAAAGCTGGGCTAACATTTAGCCTATAAGCATTTCCTCTAGCGTCGGTTCCGCCGTTATAAACCCATTTGTTTATATAAGGAACTATTCTAGATTTATTTGCTCTTGTTACTGTGTAATTCTCTTCTAGATATTGATATTCGGTAGATAATTTACCATATTCAAATAAGGTTTCTTTAACATTCTCGTCGAAATTACCAGACGGATTGAGACTTTGTATTCCGTAGAACCCATTAAACGAATTTAGATCTTGCTCTGAAGCAACAGTTGTTCCGTAGTTATAAGGTGAAGTTGATCCGTAGGAAACAGAATTTACATATCCCATCCGGGTAAAAACAGCAGGAAGAACTATGGCAGGTTGATTATTTAAATTTAGATCCTGAAAAGATGTTGATCCTAAACAAATAAAAACACTTCCTTGATTAACTACCCTTTGATTGACTGTTCCTCTTTCAACCACAATAGATCCTCTTCTAACATAGTATTTAACACCAAACTTAAGCTGATCGTCTTGATTTGGTATCAATTGAAAGTATCTGTGAAATTCTGAAGTTGGAGTTATTCCATAAGTAGAAGACCAGAAATCAAAATCTATTTCCTTCATATCAAAGAAAGAAAATACCCCGGTGTATAAATTAGTCATGCTATAAACATTAAAACTAGAATTTGATCCTAGATTAATAACTGCACGATCATCAGATAGGGTAGCAACTAAATATTCCTTATATCCAGAAAATCCGGTTACGGTTCCTGTCGTTGAGGTAATATCGTTATCATAAATTGGGGAATCTACATATCTGGTAACACTAGAAATCATAGATAATCCACCGGTAATTCCCTTTCCGCTTTCAACTTCTATCCAATTCCCAGGAATAACATTTCCGGATTCTAGATTAGAGAATACAACCCTATTTTTTGAATAATCGGTTCCCCCTTGAAATTTCTGGATATAAGATATTTGAGATGCATCTACCCCTGCTATGCTAACATACCCAGGATAAGAAAAAGGATAATAAAGTGTCCAATCCGAACTTTGGTCTGGGGAAGGATTATAATTAAAGGAATTCTGAGGAACTGCAGATACAGACTTATAGTATGTGTTATTATAGATAACTATATTCCCTACTGAATAAGCAGAAATATTGTTCCAAACTCCTTGATAATTAGATTCAAATGTGGTATAATCGGAGAAAACAGTAATTTGGTATTCGAGATTCTGTTTAGATCCTGGGTTTTTAACTCTAATGATAGAATCTGCATCGGATGTTCCCGCATCCCAAACCACAGTAGAAATATCAGAAAAAGAACCAGAGAATGCCTTAGCTACTTCTGATGTTGTTCCTTGATACCAATTGAAATAATAGTTATTCCCTGCAGCATAGTGAGATCCAGAAGACCAAGACAGAAGTGTTCCGGCATAATCCCCTGATGTTATTAAATCATATTTACTTCCCAATTCTCCTCTTGATCCGTTTGGCCAGAATATTTTGAATGTCACAGGAAGAGTAAGATCTAGATTTTTCTGGAAAGTCACATTTGTGTAAGCCTTTCCTTTTTGTCCGTCTATTTTTCCAATATAAGAACCAATTTTTTCATCAGGTCCAGTAAAATCTAATAGATTTACACTGGTGTCACTAATAACCAAAGATCCGGTTTTTATAGAGCTTGATCCGGTGGTTCCAAAATAATATGACCCGGATAAAGTGTATCCAGTAGATCCACCTATAAAAATATAATTTGAAGTTTGACCAGGTATAAATCCTGTGCTTCCGGTAACTACACCTGGGCCTGAAGATAAAACTGTAGGGATCTGGAACGAATTTCCAGTAGCACCTAAAGGAATAGTAATCCTCCAAGATCCTTCAATTTGTTGACTTGGCCCTGAAATAGTAACTAGATCATTGTCGGAAAGACCGTGATTAGATTCTGTTACAATATTGACATATCCATATTGGCTTCCGCTAACTAATAAAGAATAAGCTTTAGTTATTTTTTGAACGTCTTGATAATAAGGTCCAAATTTTAAATAGTCTGGCGTGTTATTTAACCAATCTCCTAAAGAATATGTGTTAGTGTAAGGGTTATATGACAAGGGAGCCCCATTTTTTTCATAGTTCTCATATCTAGATAGGCTATAAAATCTGTCATATTTGTCAGTTACATAATAAAGTTTTTGAGGGTCGTAAATGTTCACATCTTCAGATCCCGGCATCCATCCAGAAGCTCCTTGATAATAAAGTCTAACCCCTCCAGTGCTACTTTGGAAAGCCGGAGTTGAACTATAATAATATCCTATGTTATTTCTAGAAGGCTTTGGAAGATTTAAATTGTCAGAGGCATTCTTATTGTCAAAGAAATATTGACCATTTAATTTGAATTCACCCACGTCGTTTCTAGAAACATAGAATCCAAAATATCTATTGATAGAATATAAATCAGCATCAGGATCATCGAACAGGAATTCCATGTTTAGAAGATTTGGACAAATTATTCCATTTCTAGAAAATCCATCTGTGATATATTCTTCAAAGTCAATCTGAGAACTCGAATTAGGAGAAGTTAAATAGGAATTTAAAAATTCTCCTTTTTGGGTGTAAACCCCATTCTTTATACTAATCCCGTTGTAGTAGCTATAAGTGTTTGATTGTAAACTGAAATCAAAAGGATTTGGATTAAATCCAGGGTTAGCAACAATAGATCTGATATATCTTCCAATGTTAGTTTTAGATCTTAGATCAAATGTAGCAATTGCTTGAGCATTTGGAAGGATCTTAGAATTAAAAAATTGCTCGACGTTATTCACGTCTGCGTAGTTTTTTAATTCATCCATCAGAGTTACTGAACCTGATCCTTGAACGATCGTATACGTGCTGTAAATGCTATTACCGTTGAAGAATTCCCCATCTGCGTAATTTTGAAAAGAACTAGTTTCATTGTTCCAATATTGAATAATGAAAGGTTCTGTTGAGTCTGGACTTGCTATTACTTTATATTGAGACCCGTTAGCTATAGTATCCACATTGGCTGGATATGGATAACTTATAGGATTTGGAACTTTAAAAATAACAAAATAATCAGGAATAACGTCTCTTATCCAAAGAGGCTGAAAATACCTAAAATTTTCTGGATAATTTTTATCAACTAGAGTTGAAGCCCCGGATGCATAGAAAAAATCATATTGTGAACTAAATGTATCCGCTGGTTGTCTAGCACCATTTGTGAAATTTCCAACCTGAAAAACTATATCGTTTGGGGTATTTCCTTCATCGAAGAAATTGTGAACATCTTTAGCATACGTGTTCTGTCCAGTAACGCTAAACTTTTTATATTTCTGAAGACTTAGGGTTGGATTTACGTCCATAGAATTAAGCCAGATCCCACCTGTGGAATCTAGTGTTAATTTTAAATTTCCTGTTAGTTTTGGATTAGTCCTAAGTACCCCGAAGGAACTATTGTAATCAAATAGTTTTTCTGTTGTCATTTTTTATAAATTCCTTTAAAATCCAGTTAAAGCGTTTCCTGAAGGTGAGCTAGCAGATCCTATTCCGAATCCAGCAAGGGTTTGTTTCTTATAAGATCCTGTAGCAAGAAGATCAAAAGAGAAAGGAGCCGAATTTCTAACTTGAATATCTATACCGATTTTCTTTTGATATATGATATTGCTAGGATTTCCGGATAAACGATATCCACCAATAAAACCTAAATTATCGGTTGCTCTAAATTGAAAAATTAGAGGGACATTAATCGAATTGGCCGTCCCTTGTTTAACATATCTGCTGGCAAGTGCAGTTGATCCTTCTACCTGAATTAAAGATGTTGTTGGAGGTCCTAAGAAAAGATAAGCTCCGCAAGTGTATTTTCCTATCAAATATTGATCGTTGGGATCAAATCCAAGTTTATTTGGATACATTGAATCGGTTCTTGAAGCAGTTGGTCCAGTTGCAAAGGTGTTATCAACTTCAGACCATCCTAGTTGTGCATAAGGATTAGTAGTTGTAGTAGTAGCAGAATTAACATCCGTGTAGAAATAATCAGAATGCCTAAAATAAGGATAAACGACAGATCCATCATTAGAAAAATCAGGGGTTACCAATTGGGTAAAAATTGTATTTGTAGTATTATCAGGATCTCCTAAAGCAATTGCTGGGTGGTCCTTACTGATGCAGAATTCAGAAATATATCCGTTTCCTGTTCCAACATAAGATCCGGTTGTTCCTGTTACCCCACCGTTCCAAACTGATCCGTTTATTCCTCCATTAGGGTAAACTGGTGTCGTAGAAGATGGAGAAAAGGGAAGGAGTGCACTTCCGTCAAGGGGTCCTTGACCTGCTATTGTTCCATATGAATAAGATCCAATATAAGGAGCAGGGGTTACATAATAAGTAGAATCTAAACCGACACTTTTCCATCTCGGATAAATAAATTGTCCATTTTCATTAGCAGACATATAAGGTGAAGCCTGCTGTAGAAGCTGGAAGGAATTCACGGTAGCCACTTGAGATCCAGGAGGAACAATATTAGAGGGATTTAGAGATGTGATTGAAATTGGAATTTCTCCATATCTAAGATTCTGAGTGTATCCATCAGGAAGTGTGTATGTGTTGCTAGATCCCGCAAGAGTATTTAGCCCTCCTGGAAGTGCACTCGATAATTCAAGAAGTCCTGACGAAGAATTTAAGATTTGAATAGAATAAATCGAAGAAGATATTCTACCAGCATCTGCAGTAGTTGGGTTTGGGAATACCTGGTTATAAATAACAGGTGGCAATTCAAAAATAGAACCAGGAGACATCTTAGCAGAAGTTCCATCAGGTAAAACAACGTAAACTTCCAAAGTTCCAACTGCTTTTTCTACTACTGCTTGAAGTGAACTGATTTGATCTTGGAGTTCATTGATCTTCTGAAGAAGATCCATAGGTTGTCCTGAAGAACTAACTGTTCCGCTATAAATTGAAGCGGCATCTAAATAATAGGTCTTCGCCCCATAAACAACTTGCTTGTTTAAAAGTCCGTCAATTCCTCTAGATTGTAAATCTTGTTGAATCTCTAATACTGCTGCGTCTTTTAAATTGGTAGTGGTATTTGCGGATGCAGATTGAACTGAAAGATCCGCTGGAAAAGAAATTATAACACTCTCAGAAAAATCGGAGGTTTGAGGATTATCAGGCCATCCAGCTTCAGAGATAGATTTAATTCTAATTTCAACTCTTTCTCCTCTCGTTATAGGAATATCTAACTGATTTACATTATTAGCATCTGCATCTGCTGTAATTTCCGGTGCCCAAACATAAGTTCCCGTTGCGGCGTCATAAACCTTTTTTCTAATCTCAGTTTTGTATTCGTTCCAGTTACTAAATGCTCCCGTCTTAGTTTGTCCGTTGTTATCAATGTAATCAACTTGCTGTATTGGATTAGCAGATCCTGAATCACTTAAGTATCTGTACTGAACAGAGAATTGAATAACCTGTTGAGGACCAGTTTTCGGACTAACTACAGGTTCAGGAATAGCCCAGAATCCTCTAACTCTATATTTTGGAGCTTCGAATAAGCTAGGTGTACTCTGGCTTAGGGTAGTTATATCTTGAACGAGAGAGGAAAGTAATTGCTGTTTTTGAGTTCTTTGGACAGTTAAATTATTAATCTGAGCTTGTACAGAACTAGAACTAGTAGCAGATTGAATTGGTGATACGACAGATTCTAAAACATTAGAAGAAACTATAGAACTAGTATTGGAATTTGCTACAGATCTTGCATTTGCAAGAGCACTGTCCAGTTGTACAATTTCTGATTGAAGTGCGGTTTTAGCAGAAACTTTAGAGTTTAAATCTTCAATGGAAGTTCCAGCAGTTAATTGTGTGTTAATTTGAACTACCTTGAAGTTAGTATCTACCAGGGTAGGAACATTTGGAACTAATCCATCATAAGAAGGAACTTTTTTCTCCTTAGCTGCGCTCAGAAGAAGTTGCCCTATATCTGCAACAGAATTTAGATAGAATGTTTCTAGAGTTTGAATCCCAGCAGTAGTATTAATTCGAAGCTCGTTACTAAAGAAGGTAATTCCAGTAGACCATGTGGTAGAAACTATGTTGTAGTTATCATCAATTTTCTTAAAGAAAACCCCCTGTCTCTCATTATACCCAACATTAACTTGGATAGATCTTGGTCCTAGATCAGTGCTAGATAAACTTAAAGTATCTGCACCCTCTTGAACCGGCTGAAATCCAGAAACCCTTCTAAGCTGAACTGTAGTTTCGTTAATATTAACAGAAACTATTTGATACATAGACCCGTCAAGGGTTAAAAGATTATCATTTACAGCTAGAGTTTTTCCGTTTAATATATTGGAAGATGTGTCTGTGTAATTTAAACTATTTAATTTGTAGTTTCTTACGGTCTGCTGAACAGTTTGATTATTAGCGTCTGTAGTAGAAACCACGCTATCAAATACCCCAAGAACACTGAAGTTTCCAGAATATCTTATTGATCTAAGAGGAAGTGGAATTATATCCTCATCAGTAAAATATCCAATTCCACCCGCAGTTAAAGCGTTAATAAATCCAACTTCAGTTACATCGTTTCTCCCCTTTAAATTTTGATCAAAATAAGTTTTTTGAGCATCGGTAACGGTATTTGCTATAATTCTTTTTATCTTGATTCTGTCCGATTCGTCTGGAATTTGACCAGTAACATCTATGCTAATATAAAGAAGTGGGGAAAGAAAACTTTCAAAAAACCAATTGTCCTTAATAGAAAATGTGCTAGGAACTGGAAGACCGACCAACGGTGATGGATCTCTCAGCGGACTTGCTTTATAAATTTGTGAATATGTTCCGTCTGGGTTTCTAACGGTAGAAAAATTGGCACCTAATCCTGCTAGAGCTTGTACATTACTATCAAGTCTTTGGATTTGGCTTCTTAAATAACCATAGGCTGGAATACTAGAAGTTGTAGGGAAACCTAACTCATCTAGTAATTGAATCTCTACAGTATCGTTTGTTGAGGTTGCTACTTGATTTAAACCGTTAATTATTTCTAAAGCATTCTTTTGAAGTCTCAGAAACTGAGCTACTAATGAACTTATAGAATTTTGTGTATATGCCATTTTTTATTTTACAATTTTAAGAGTTATTGGTTAGACTATTACCTATCATATCAACCTGGAAGGTTAAGTTTTCAGAATTTGTACAAATTATATCAATCACTGGAAGATAATCTTTAGCTTCAAATTCGGTCTTGTTTAAAGAAATAATTAAATTGCCATAAGGAACTCCAGAAGGTGAAGAAACAGGATAAGATCCTGTTGCATCGGTTAAGAATGTAACGTTATAATCTCCTGGGTAGATCTGATCTCCAAATGAGAATCTATAAACTTGACCTCTTCTCCATTTTTGATCTGTGTCATTTAATCTGATTGTTAGATCCGAGGTTAGAGTAATAGGTGTTCCGTTGTTAACGTGTTTAGTGTAATTTCCATATGGTCTTAATGAAATTACATTATTAGAAGTTGTTGATAAAGTAACCACTCCTCCATCTACTCCAATATTATAATCTTGATTATCATTAGAGATAATTAGTTGGTTTGGAATGCTTCTGTCTACAACAATACCAGGTCCTTGCTTAATAAGATTTAAATTATAAGAAACCTCAATACTTGTCTCGTTGTTGATTAATGATCTAACTAATTCATAGTTTTGATTAATCAGCCCCATTATTGCTTGGGTGTTATTAAATATTGCCTGGTTAGCTGCTAAAGAAGCTTCTAAATCAGCAATTCTTTTATCGATATTAAATACACTATCAGAAGTAAGAGACAAACTTTCCAAATTAGAAACCCTTTGTTCTAGTCCAACGTAAGTAGATGCTGTGTTATTTATAGTTGAAGTTGCATCCTGAAGAACGTTCATGGAATCCATAAACATACTTAAAGAGAAAGGAGAATAATCATTAATTGCTTGTTCTACTCCGGTTTGATCTATATCAACATCAAACTTAAGATTTATTTTGAACCCATAAGAATTACCATTTAATTTAGTGACGATATTTGGTTTATATTTCTTAAGTGTCGGGATCGAATAAATATTTGCTCCTGAATCTTGAACATCATCCAAGAAAAGAACTCCGTATAGATTAGTAGCAGAATCTGCTGGGGTGGCAGGATCGTAAACATCATAGTAAATTAAAACACAGTTGAAGTTAAAATCCTCAGAAGCAGCTGTGGAATTAAATTCCTCTATTGTAGAAATTGAGGAATCAGAAACTATCTGTTGATATGAATCCGGATCAAAATCAATCCCCACTGAATCCAATTTAGTTCTAACATAAGTCTGAGAAACTGAATTGAATGTTTTAGTTAAAATCTGAGAAGTTGGATCATAGAAAATAGTGTCGGTGAAATACGTGTCAGCAGTATCTCTTGGTGTATACCAATTTCCTGATCCTGTAGCACCGTCGTCAGTGTCGGTAAAGGTAACTGTTGGTGCACCTAATACGTCATCGTCAAAGATAGCTAAATTAGTTAATCCACTTGGATTTAATTCATCATAAGCTCTTCCTTGTAGATATTCGTCATTAAGCGGATCTGTCGGATTATTTGTCCATTGATAATCTTGAAGGTAATTTACGTCTAAGGTGTTCTTAAATAAAACTGTCGGAGTGTTTCCGTCTTTAGTTGGAACATAAACATAAACTTCTGAGTAAGTGTTATTATTATTCTTAACAGAGTTTACAATATCCAAGTTCCCAATATACTGAACAACTCTATTATAGTTTGCACCAGTTAGACCGTAAGATCCAGTACCTCCAACAGGATCTCCCTCTACCCATCTTAATTGATTAGAAGTTGGAAGACCGTTTACATTTACTGGAACTTGATTTTGATTTAATAAAGGAGTAACCTGGGTTGAATTAGCCGGCTGATATCTAATCCCACCGATTTCTTTTAACCACTTAAAGAAAACTTTTTCTGCAACGGTTTGCTTAATATCTGAATTATAGTCAGTGGAACTTAAAATTGTAGATTCTAAATTTAAGCAATAGCTTTGAAAACTTTGAGAAAAATCTATATTTGCATTTCCGGTAATTATTTGCTGAGCATTAGTAGCAAAATCTAAGAAAGCACTATCTGGAGCGTTTAATTTAAGGGAATTCCCAAGAGGGTCCCCGTTATTTAAAGGGGGAATATTTAGAAGGGCAAACTTAGAAAATTTAAATTTGTTAACCGAATTATTAAATGTGAATGATAAATCCTCAGCAGAAGAAGAGAAACTATAGAAGGTTCCTCCTTGTACTTGTAGTGGGCGAATGAAAGGGGTTGTAGCCATCTAAGCTTTTTAATTTTATATTGTTACGTTAGTTCCAGAAAGAACGATCCAAGATCCTTGTTGGCTTGCTTGCCCTTGTGCAATTCTGGGTTCCCATTGAAGGTGAACAGAAGCCTGATATTGGCTGTTCTGATTTACCACGATTCCTCCTGTTGGATAGTTTCCGTAAGATGAAGATGTGTTAAATCCGGTATAATAATCAGACCCACCCCCGGTTACCCCGGTATAAATGTATCCAGTAGCTCCACTTGTATTAACAATCCTGATTCTATATCCAGCAGGAATATTAGCAGCGGTTGCTCCATTTCCAGCTACTACAGACATGAAAAATCCAGTAGGACCACAATTTGCATAAATAACGTCTTCTTGTCCGGTGATAGCATAAGGTGCATTTACAGTAGTAAAAAGTCCACCTCCTCCAAGAGTATCAGAAACTGGGAATGCTTGACCTGCAGTAGCTCCTGAAACGTAAGTTGTATTAGTACTTCTTAAATTTCCTAATGAACCTATAATTAAAGATCCGTTTATATTTACTGGGCTATTAAAAGCCGCAGTTGCTCCAAAAGTAGATGCTCCGTTTTGAACTAAAGATCCGCTGATAGTGGTCAGTCCGCTAGAAGTAAATGTTGTTGTGCTAACCCCTGTAAAAGATGCTGCTCCGCTTGATAGAATTCTAGCAAGGAAAGATCCTACAGCAGGTACTTGAACCTGGTCGAAATAACCTGTTTTTGCATAAATAGATCCTGTTGAAGCCGAGGAAAGGTTTAAAATTCCGGTGTTTGTGTCGATCCCAAAGGTACTAACGAATCCGTTTACCCAATTATCCAAAATTAGAAAATTAGAGTTGATTGTTATTCTCGAAGCTGATATCGAATCTGATCCAAGAATGGAGGTTGTAGTTACTGTTGCCATTTTAATTTATTTGTTTTCTGCTGATATATTTTTATTCTTTCTATATATCAATGCACTAAAACAAGTCTAAAATTAAAATTTCAAAATTTAAGTTAATATATACCATAAGATTTATTACTCATGGATCAAAAACAAACCGCCAACAAAAACGCTGTAAAGAGAAAACCTAAAGGTGAAATCAAATTTGCACTCGCTCTAAACGAAGAACAAAAAGCAGCAAAATCAGAAATCCTAAAAAATGTAGTTACCTTAGTAAAGGGACAGGCAGGATCGGGAAAAACTCTATTAGCTTGTCAAATAGCTCTAGATCTATTCTTTAATCGAGAAATCGAAAAGATTATCATCACCAGACCAGTAGTTGATGCAGCAGATCCAATGGGATTTCTTCCTGGGGATATTAAAGCAAAGATGGACCCTTGGTTAGCTCCTATTTACGCAAACCTTTACATGCTATACAACAAGGAAACTATCGACAAAATGATAGAAAGTCAGACTATAGAAATTCTGCCTTTTACATTCGTTAGGGGTAGAACTTTCGTAGATGCTATGGTTATCGTGGACGAATGTCAAAACGTTAACGGAAAGCAAACTGAAATGATAGTAGGAAGACTTGGTACAAATTCCAGAATGGTATTCTGCGGGGACACTTCTCAGATAGATTTAAGATCTAAGAAAGACTCAGGAATAGACTTCTTCAAAATTCTAGAAGCTAGAGTTGAGGGGGTTAAAGTAATTACTCTTCTAAAGAACCATAGAAATCCTATCGTTCCTAAAATTCTCGATATCTACAGAGAATACGAATCTTAATTTCCACTAAAAGTAGCGTCTGGATCGTTCTTTAGAATTAATCCAGAACCAAATGGCTGTCTCATTTCTTCAAGAATAACCGCCTGCTGTTCCAAAAGATCCTTGCTCAATTGGGCTGAGTTATTTCTATCTCCTGGCATAACCTGAGGATATCCATAATCTACAGAATTCACATATTCCGGGTTTGGATCTGATTCAGAAGGAACAGATTGATTGAATACCTTGATAAAGGCTGGCTTTGATATTTGGTAGACATTACCTAAAGAATCCTCAACTTTATTCTCTATTGAATAGTATCCCACCTCAGTAAAGGTGTAAATAAAATAAGGGATTGATTTAACATCTAAAATAACAGTTCCGCTAACTTCATCTTTTAGAATCCATTGATTATTTTGTTTTCCAAAAATATTAGATCCGTAATTAGTAAAGAAAACTGTGGATAAAAGAGGAACTGGAAGATCCCCGTATGAATCGTGAACGTCTGCCCAAGTCCAAGCTCCAGATCCAGCTCTAGAAATTATATTTCCTAAATCAATACCGACTCCTGGAATATACTGGGGAATTAAGGAAGCAAAAGAACTATCTGTTGTTGAAGAAACGACAGGTAAACTATCAGGACCAGTTGATCCAATTCTATATCCACCAATCAATAAATTATCTTTTTCGTCTAATGCAAGTCTCAGGTGTCCAGTTCCACCGACTAAAATAGAACCATTTAATCCACCATACTGGTTGATCTTATAGATATTATTAGTAGCGGTTCCTCCTTGACTAAAGACAGAATAGAAAATTTGTCCTTCTTTTCCCATTTCAATATCATCAATTCCAATAGCAGTAGAATTTAAATCTACCGGAAGTATTTTATTACTAGATAGTGTTGTAAAAGACTGAGAAGGTGTAATCTCAACAGTCAATAAACTATATCCATTGTAATTTTCCTCCTGTGAAGCTGTATAAGATCCAAAAGAAGCAGTTCCTGAATAGGTTGTTCCGAAGAAATATTTTCCATCTCTGTATCCAGAATCTATTCCTTGGTCTGTATCAATTGGAGCAGAGTTTGTTTGGATAAAATTGTAAGACGAAACTGAAGGGGTATAATTAGAGATAAGGTAGAAAGGTAAAACTCCAGAAGTTCCACCGGTAACAGATGTTCCTAAGAAACTAAAACTAGGGCAATCAGAAGTTCCCGTAATTAAATACGTTAAAGTTCCTTGATCTTTCTGAATCGAATTAAAAACTTTATTTCCGCCCGTTCCATAGGTTGCATTAGTTTTTAGAAGTTCTAATTCTGTCCCTAGAGAAATCCAAAATCCATCTTTTAAATAAGATGAAGAATTCCAGGAAGAAAATAAAAATTCGGAAGTTTCTATGCTATCCAAAGTTCTTCCGTACCCATTTTTATAAGTTGAAATTCCACCTTCTAAAGTTCCAACTATATCAACATCATAATCAGAAACTGATAGAGATAAAGTTTTTTCATAGAAAGCTGTGTCTATAGTTGAAGATGAAGAAAGAGGATCATAAATTGAACTTGCTCCAGGGAAAGATCTGAAATTCTTAAGTCTATAAGAAGTTTCTAAAGAACCAGTAGATCCGAAATTTATTCCTCCATAAGAAGTTTGATTCCCCAGATTTTTTTCTATTTCCATCACAAAAATTCCAGGTACTGAAACATTGACAACTGATATTGTGGTAACAGGAAGAAATGGACCTGTAGCAGGAAGAGTTTGTGTTCCGTTGTAGATCCAAGGGTAAAGATAAGGGCTTCCTGTAATTCCAGGAGTTTGTACATTAGAAAAACCGATTGGTCCTCCAATAGGACCTGTCATTCCGGCTGCTCCTGGATAAACAGAAGACCAGATGAGATCTCCAGCTTCAATGTATCCTTTATATGATCCTAAAACGTAAAGGGACTTTTGATCTGGGGACGATTGTACATCCCACACCTCAGTTTCTTCACCTCTGATTGTAATAACGTCTTGAATTTGACCATTCTCGTTATAATAAGAAATGTATCCAACTTTTTGTCCGGATCTTGGAATACTTGATAAAGTCGGATTTGGATTGTTAAGAACCAGAGGTTCTAAATTATTTTTTAATCCAAAATATGCGGTGTCTAAAGTGGTATATCCTCCAACTATATATTTTCCATCCAGATATGTGGAAGAAGTATTTTTAGTTACTCCACCAGTTACCCCATTAACCCAAGAAGAATTTTGTAACGATTGTGCTAATTGAACAGAATCAAAATTAGGAATTTGTCCGAGATTCCAGTAGTCCTGGGTTCCAGCTGTACCGTCGGCAATTGCTTTTAGGTTTGCTTCTAAAAATAAATTTCTAGGATCTAATCCTGGATGTTTATACTGAAGATCATAGTTTTGATAGTTTCTCCAAGAAGGATAATTCCAGGTATACTTGTCAGCTTTAGGTAAAGCCGCTTCGTCAGTAGTTAAAGCTTCTGTTGTTGGAGTATAATCTACAAAATTCCATCCGGTAGTTCCTGCATATTTTGATGAAGCATAAACGTGAGGAATAACATAATCAAATAGTCCAATAGAAGTTTCATCAGCTACAAATATGTCATTTGGAAATATTTTAAGCCCGATATTAACCGATTTATTCTCAACCAGCATAATAGAAACTATATTATCAGTAGGAAGAGAAGAATTAGAAGAATTATAAACAGTAAGAGTATCCCCGTTGAAGTAATACAATCCAGTTCCTTGTGAGTTTAAAGGATTTCCAGCGCTAAAGAAAACGTGTCCATTTGGTCTACTTTGGACAAATCTAATTTCATTGCTTCCTAAATTTGGTAGAGTTGTATCGTCCCAAACGTAGAATTTATTTTGGTCCCAATAAACTAGACCTGCAGAAGTTCCAATCCAAAGATTACCATTTTCATCAAAATCTAAAGAATAAACTATATCAGAAGGGAGAGAGGTATTTTTACTGTTCCAGACTGTAGAATTTTCTATATAAGGCTCTCCTCCTTCTAAAGAAGAAACGCTAAGATCCCCGTCCGGAATTATATAAATTCCGTATTGTGTTGCTAGGTAATAGCTAAATCTATATCCGTCTATTCCCTTTGCTTTAATATCATAAATGTGTGGCCAAACAAAATCAGGTGCATTTTCAAACCAAGTTTTTAAGACAGTGCTATAAGTATAAAGACTTCCTCCGGTAACTCCAAAAACTCCAGCAGGTCCAGTTCCAGCTCCTCCATTTAAAGGAGAAATAAAAGCAAGAATTTCGTCGCCAAAGGGAGATGCATAAATAGTAGGAACATCTAAAGCCTGAGATCCAGACCCAGTAATCTCGGAAGCAGTCCAGCTAGATCCAGTAGCAGCATAAGGTCCTGCTGCGCTAAAAACTAAAGGGGTTGGCAAAGAAGGTGAATAAGCACATCCCACCCATTTAGTTGAATTTGGAGATATAGAAATACTTCTAGTATCTAAATAATATGGGATATTTCCCGGAACTACGGAATTGGTAGAATCATAATAGGTCCAAGAAGACCCATCAAATTTAGTTAGATCCCTCCCAACTGCCCATACGTTATTAAATTCGTCTAGAGCTGTTCCGTTAATATATGCTGATGTACTTGCCATTTATGTATTTATCTTTAATAGATTGATCCTCCAAAAATTAGATCATTATAATAGGGAGCATTGTTAGGAAAGTTCCCCGGGTTCCCGGAAGGTCCTACAGAGAACATTCCGGTGCAGGTCTCGGTTGATCCTTGTGTATTAAAATAATTTCCCATAAAAGGAGCTACCGTTACTAGGGGAGTGCTCAAAGTCGCAGAATTATCAGTTATAGTAACCAAAGAGATTGCAGGGGTTTTTATTTCAAGAGAAACCCCATTGAATCCAGCAGAATCATATCCAGTTCCGTTAAGAATTGAAAATATAGGATTAGCCTTAAATTCTAAAGAAGATAATCCTCCAAAGGGAATACCGGATAAGTTTATAGCGCTATTTAGGATGCTGACAAATCCCTGTCCATTACTATTATCTTGAGCGACATAGTATTCACCAGTTACCAGATCATTCCCGGTTGGTCCATTAAAATTAACAACTATTGGGGTTTGCGGTAAATTATTAAATGTGACTGAAATGGTAACGGTATAAACAGGAGTAGGAAGAGGAGGTAGACCCTTAGATATCAAAGCTTGAGGGGAATACACAACAGGATTAGAATTACTTCCTCCCCCTGTGTCTACAAATGTCATAGGGGTTCCAGGAGCTCCACTCTGATTAATATACTGAATATTTCCACTAAAAATTATCTTGTAAGGATTTACTATTAGATAGCTAAGAAGGTCAGGATTGTAATTGTAATTGTTATAGAGATTTGAAAGAAGACCACTTTCGTCAATTAGAAAAATATCTGGACTTTGACCCGATACAATATAATTACCTAAGCTAATAGCAGAATCAACAGGAACTGCCGAAAATTGGCTGTAGATAGGAGCCTGTATTATTAAAAATCCATTTATAATATCATTATAATTTGGTGACCATAAACCAGTAAGCATAGTAACATTTCCGATCTCGTTGGTCGAATGAAAATAAAGATTTGAATTATTACCAAATCCTCTAAGTCTATAATCTAATTTAATAACAAGATTAGTATTTGCAGGATATCCAAAATCCGATCCTATTGCAGGAATATTTCCGGGAAAAACCACAAGTCCTCCGGAAAGTCCCGTCACGTATTGACTAGGATTAGATCCTGTTGCATTTAAATATAAATTTTCTAGAGGTCCTAGCTTAGAAACATCAACTGTAGTGGAAGAAGTACTGTTAAGAGTAGTTCCTGAAATGTTAGCAGAAGAGGTCAAAGAAATATTTCCCGTATATGTAGAACCTGGTGCTCCAGAATAAGTTCCAGTTAAGGTGTTCCAATCCCCATATCCGGTAACCCCAACATTTTGTGTGGTTGCAGATCTTCCATAAGGAAGAGTCCAAGCCCAAGAGGTTGGTGCAAAGGGGGTTCCTGTACTTGCATCGTCTAATTGATATCCCTCGTCCATCTTAACCGACGCAGGGGAAGGGCCAGAAATTCCAGCAGTTAAACTTGAAGGAGAAACCTGAATGATATTAACCTCAGTTAAGGATTTAGTTGTTCCGAAGTTGTCAGTTTCCGTCAAGGTAACACTATATGTTCCAGGAACTAGATACTTTATATTTGTTGGACTAGAGGTTAAAGGATTTGGAGTAGTTATAGGGGTCCCTCCAGGAAAACTCCAAAGTCTTGTCAAAGGAAGAGCTCCTGTACTAGTGTCAGTAAAATTTACTGTCTGATATTGGTATATTTGTAAAATGTCTGCCATTAGATTAAATTAATTATGGTCCTGTTGCGTATGTGAAAGATACTATCAGTTCAGGAGGTGCTCCAGGAACTGTTGGTGGTGCTGAATATCCTCCTGCTGTTGCTCCAAAAATGCTAAAAGATGTTTGTACTGGACCGTTTGTTGTCAGAAGATCATCAGACCCATAAGGAGTAACCCTATAATAAAAGTTAGCGATATGGGGATCTGTAGAGCTGTTTAATTCACTTACTGCTCCACCTAAGGTGATATATCCTGTAGGACCCGTAACTCCTCCAGTCGCGCTAAAAGTAACCCCTACGGGGAAAGGAAACGTCTCATTCCCAGTACTAACTTTGATATTGTCGCCAACTTTAATACTATGAATTTCAAATCCACCAAGCCATCCGTTTTCATACTCAAAATCATACCATCCGTGAGCATAAGCTTCATCCCAAGTTGAGGTTGGAATAGAATCCCAATTTAAATTTTGTGTTCCCCAATATCTCAGATTTTCGTCAGGAAAACTTCCATAATTTTCGTTCCAGGTAATATATTGAGTTCCAGAAGTTCCACCTCCAGAAAAGGTAGAATCTATGGAAACTACCGAAAGGGACCCGGTAACAACTGCAGTTAAAACGTCTCCATTTCCAACGTTTCCAGAATCTGTGTTTGCTAGAATATTTAAAGTAGCAGGAATAGAATTAGGAGCGGTGGATCCTGCAAAATAATCTGGCTGGGTATAAACTGAATTTACAACTTCAACTATAGAATTAACTGTAGATTGTAGACTTGCCCCTGCTGAGGTAGCTCCAATCACTCTTCCGTTTACTGAAATAGAAATATTCCCTCCTCCCGTAACAGTCTGGTCAGGATAATATCCAGGATCAATATAGGTTGAGGTAGCTCCTGGAGTTGTCGGAGCTATCACACCAGGTCCTCCTACTAGAGCTACAGGTATTTCAAAAGAATTCCCAGTTGATCCAGTTGGTATAGTAATATTCCAAGCTCCATTAATCTGAGGGGAAGATCCGGTAATAAAAACTAAAGAACCCTCTTCAAAATTATGGGGCTGATTGGTAAATATCTGTACAAACCCATACTGGCTTCCTGAGATAAATGCAGAGTAAGCAGAATCAATAGAATATACGGCCTGTTGAAGAACAATATTACCGGATGCCCCAATTGGATTAATTGGAACTTTAACCAGCATATCTTGGGTTCCTTGAACATTGTTTCCATAAGTTGAAAACTCAAGAACCTCCGGAGGAATTCTATTAGTTAGTTCTTGAATAGTTTTTCCTTCTGCAGGATACTCCCAGATTGATTCATAAGAATCCCAATTTCTAACTGTTTGATCCCACAGATAATTCTCATTTTCTCTGTATCTAGTCCAAGCATTTATATCAATTTGAATCGGATCAACTTTAATTAATGAATTTTTTATGACTTTACTCTGATAGTTAAAAGAGTCATAAACTGTACATGTAATATTGTACTCACCAACATAAGGAAGGAAATGAGCCATTTTGTAATAGTCCATAATCAGTCCTCTCTTCTTGAAATAATATGGACTTCCCGGTTGAGAGGTTGGCTTCTCAATTATCCATTCTATTTCAGTGTAAGTTGAAAAATCTATATTTGCCCAGGTTAGTAACTGGGTATCTTGAATTGAAGATGTCAATAAATTTGCAGATAGAGTTACTATAGAAAAATCAGAGGAGAGTCTAACGCTATAGGTTTGTAGATCATAGGAAGCAGAAAGAATCTGCCCTCCAACACCCCCGGTTGTTCCGGTTGGTCCAGTTGGTCCATAAAAAGGACCATTTGGATCTTGATATGTTTTAACGTCTATCAAATCACCAACTTTAAATTCAGGCAATTTAAGGGAATTCCAGCTGATACCCATTTCGTCCCAGATCCATTGATCAAGAATAGATTCCAGAATCACTGGCATTCCTATCGGATTTTGATAAGGCAATCCTGTAGCGGGATCAGTAAATAGTATAGGATCTGATGTACCGTCGCCTAAAAATTTTATTCCATTGTTTTCCTTCAGAGTGTAGAAATTAGCAATAGCAGTTTGCATTGCAGAATTCTGGGTAGAATTATAGATCTGATTATCAGCTAAAGGAAAGGATACGTTTCCAAAATCAGAAATGCTAGAGTCTACAATATTAATACTTCCAAACATTTTGCTAGGATTTACGCTTGAATAATAATAAATCGTAGTTTGCTCTTGTGGATTAACATTTATAGAAACAACAGATCCGGTAGAACCTCCATAAGACCCATTATTAATTACTCCAAGTGGATCAGATTGAGCCAAAGAAGGATTTGTAGTTAAATAGAAATCGTAGTTTGAACTTGAAACCGTGAAATTATAAGTCTTTCCTTTTTCAAAAGTTAGAGTTGGATTATAACCAGCAACACCAGAAAAAGTAAGAGCATCACCAGAAGGACCTGCAACAGAAACGGTATAATCTACAACGTTGAAGTAGTTCATAGGAGTCTGGATAGAATTTGGATATGTTCTCAGACTGAATGCTCTAAGATCTTCTATGAATCCCTTAGGAGGATTTGATTTTACATCTAGATAAAACCCAGACTCAATATCATTTCTTTCCATTGAGTCCGTCCACGATTTGGTATTATAGACTTCAAAATAAACACCTTCACCAGTTATATCAACGATTCTAGCATTTAGTGGAAGATATGTTTGTTTAAGTCTTTGCTTTAAAGCAAATAGTTTTACTAGAATTTCTTCCTGGCTAAAAATGAATGCTTCTTGTGTAATAGGGTATCCATAAGGATCCTCCAGATCTGTAGATTTATTCAAATCATAGTAAAGACCAAATAAAGATGTTTTCTTGTAAGTTTTGCTTGGAAGAAGTGTGTCCTCTCCAGAAACATTTAAAACGTAATTCCCATCAGCATCTGGACCATAAGTTTCCTGAAGCCTATATTTTCCACTATTTTCGTTATCTAGAAGGTCTGCAATCTGAATTGACTGATTGACCATGAAACTTTGATCATACTTATTCAGAAAATTCTGATTTTCTAAAAGTGGACTAAGTTTAACTTTTTGGTATGCAAGATTTAACCAATACTCTTTTATTCTCAAATCTTGATAGCCAAAGAATTGGAGTGCTCCTATTAAACCTTTATAAGCTCCGATATATGGGAAGATTTCTTCCCCTGCAACCATCAGCTCTTTTCTCTTTTCGTTAATCTCTATCCAGTTTGGAAGCGGCTCATAAGGATCATGTCCCCTTAGAATATTAGAATCGATTTGGTAGAAAGCTCTTCCTAAATTTGCTGTTAGTACATCAAGTCTCGAATCTTCCCCTATGATTTGACCATAAAATAAAATTTCCAAAACTTTCTCCGGAGTCCCAGAAGTTAAGTCCTCAACTATTAATCTTCTTTCATATACCTCTGCTGCAACATCCGGAGCATTTAAAGCAACGTTAATTGTCAATGCAGAAGAATCTACAGAAGTGGTTTGTAGATAACCTGGATAAGCTATGGAATAAAAATCACCTGATTCTTGGGTAACTGGAATAGCAATATTTTGATAGTTTACTATTGCAGGAAACCCATCAATATCAGAGTCGTGAGGAGTTATTTTATACGTGAATATAATTTCAGTAACATCGGTATTTCCGTAAGTGTCATTTGCCCATCTCGTTCTCCATATATTAGCTCCAGTTCCTCCGGTTGCATTTGTATGCGGATAACCCAATTCTAGAGATCCTGAATTTACTAGCTCTTGAACAACAAAGATCTGCTGATTTTCATAAAGTCCAGCAGATACAGGATCAAAATACACTTCCCCGTAGAAGTACCCTCCTGGGAGATTTGTGTATTCGGTGGTTAAAATGATGCTATTGTTATTTGAAATTATCGTAGACCCTACGATTTTACTAATATCAAGAACAACAACGCTGCCAGCAAAAGAAACATTAGTAACTCTAAAGTTTAAACTATTGGCAGGATAAACTGCAAAATTTACTCTAATCGTTGCTCCGTTGATAATTGAGCTTAAAACTTCATTTGCCCATGGAAGAATAGAAGATCTATTTTGATCTGTTGAGTTAAGATATAAAACTCCAGAGTCTACGTCTGAAAAGGAAACATATCCCTGTGATGGGGTAGATCCAGTATTTGTAGAAAGATACGAAAAGCTAAAATCCAGATCCACAGAACCGGTTGGTCCTACGTATTGGTAGTTTAAAGGATCTCCTTGTTTGTCAAAAAATCTTAAGTGTAGATTAGCCATTAGAATACTCTTCTGTTGTTGAAAGGAACTGTGTAATTAAAATAGTTTTTTATCTGCTTAACAGATTCAATCAAAGCAAAAACTACCCTCTGATATTTGTCCAAAATTAAAATTTTACTAGGGTCTCTATAGATTAGATTAGAAAGTGTTCTTGGGAAGATCTGTTCCTTATAATTAAATCCAGTAGTAGCTGTGTCGTTTATAGATTCAGTTACATCAAAAACATTCTCAGTTTGATCAAATAAATAATATCTTCTTTCCATATCTCCCTTTGGTATACCTCCCATAATAGAAATGTATTCAACAGAGGTTTGACAAGGAGCATACTGATAATTTCCAGCAGAGCTAATTAAACGTTTTCTATACCCAGAGCATCCAAGATTATAAGCTCTTTCAGAAGCTTGTGTAGAGGTAGGATAAAGATCATCTAAGGTATCAAAATTAGTCGTATAGTTTTTATACGTGTAGCCTCCTTCATTCTTCCCTGAAGAATTGCTCGAAGGAACAACTTTATAGTTATTGTATGCGTTTTTACCTTCCTGATTGAATTGTGGTGAATAATCTAGTGCCATGATTTATCTATTTGCAGCTATTAATTGTGCTTTAGTTTCAGCATTAAGTTCAGAAAGATAATTAACAGGGACAAATCCACTAATTGAAATATTCAAAGCAGAAGGTTTACCTGGTACTACCCCAAGTTCATAGTACATCCCATTTCTATCGTTCCATCCCCCTCTCAAAACTACTAGTTCTCCCCTCCCAATAATAATGTCTCCGAATTGATCAAATCCTATATTAGTTGTAAGCTGACTTGTGCTAACGTTAGGGAGGAAATCTACAGTTGCATGGTAAGCTTCATTGGCTTGTCCTACAAAATAGAAGCTAACCGAGTCAACCCCAGGAATAGATTCTATAAGAGCAATCATATCAGACTTTGGAATTTTATCTCTTCTCTTTAGATTTATCATGTAAGAAGAAATAGAAGCTTGAATCTTATCTTTAATAATCTCAGGATCATATCCCTCGAAAACAGTTAGAACTGCGTTTCCTACAAACCTTTGAATAGTAGGCTCTATTATTTTAACAACAGTAGTTGCTATCATAGACCCTGAATCTTCAATAAGATTTAAAATTGCCAATTTTTGTGCATTCGTCAAAAGAAAACTTGAAAGAGGAATACTAAAATAGTCCTCATTAGAAGATAAACCTATCGTTATATCAGGAATTAAATACAAGTAAACAACATTATCGTCATCTAAGTATTCATCATCAAAGGTAGAAAATGCTTGTATCTGAGAAAATATATTAAATCTCTGTAAGTAAATTTCATAGTTTCCAGCATTAGCAAAAACAAAAGCTCTGCTTGTCTTCGGAGCTGCAAGTCTTGTAATAGAAATTGGTTCTTCATTAGCTCCAAAAGAAGGATCTACCGTATTGACAATTTGAAGGTAGTCATTAAGATTTACTTCTGCCCCAAATAAATCAGTACCTGTATCTAAAAATCTGTAAGTAATTTTACTGGTAGAGGTAGATCTAAGATTTCCAGCAAATCCTAGAGTTTGTAAATATTGAACTTTAATCAAAGATCCTCTTGGTGGAACTTTTCCAAAATTAGAATTTCCAAAATAAATGTCTATTCCCTCGCTAATTCCGGTCTTTACTAAATACCCTTCTCCCTGAAGAGGAATATCATAGAGAGAATCATATTTTTTCCATTTGTTATCGTTGACTGTAGTGTTGATATAAAATTGATCAACAAGAGATCCTCCTTTGATTGGGATGTTAAAACTTTGGAGTGCAGCCCCGTTTCCAGTAAATATAGTCTCATTAAAAGTTCCTTGCACAATTTTAAACCTAAAAGAATTTCCTCTGGTTAAAGGAATCTTTACTCTAGGTCCATTTAGAATAATAGTATAAACGAGTCCATTTTGATCACATTGGATTCTGGTATTTTCCTGTAGTAAAACTGCTCCGCCTCCAGTGGTAGTTGCTTTAGTGTTCCAGGAGACTTCAATTTCACCTTGGGCTCCCATGGCTCTTGCAGGATCATATCCTGCTATTCTAGCCAAACTTCTAACCGAGTAGTCTCTAGTAGCTTCATAGATATTTAATTCTGTAATCGAATCTTCGATGAAGTAAAGAATTAGCTGGGATAGGTTTTCAAGAACAAATAATATTTGTCCCCAAGCAGAAGCAGTCGTAAAGACATTTCTTGTTTGATTGAAAGTTTGCTGCAAGAAATTATAGGTCGTGTTTAAAAGACCTCTAATTAAAATATTATTTTTCTGAAAAATATTATTCATCTATGTTAATTATGTTACCTGTAATGTTATGATTGGACTCTTTGTTGATTGAGAGGAAATATAAAAATCTATTGTGGCTATATCCCTCATAGTTCCCTGATAAAATTTCAAATCAAAGTATCCACCAAGTTCATAGAACAAAGTGCAATAAGTGTTGATTTGAAAATCTATTTCTTTTTTGATAGAAGTTTCGGAAAGCTCCAAATTAAAAACTAATTCATCTAAGCTAATTCCAAATTCAGGGTCACCTAAAACTTCTCCTTTGTTGGTTAAAAGAAGCATCTTCAATTGACCTATGCAGATCTCGATGGGATCTGTAGTTTCAAGTATTCCTTCTTTATATCCGAAGTCTCCTGGATCTCTATTGTAAATCTCTATCATTGGGATTTTTTATTTCCCATTATATATCTACGTTTAGAAACTGGGGTAAACTAATGAATTTTAGTTAAGATTGGGGTTAGGGAACCCTGTATATTAGATTCTTCCCCTGGGAATATAAGTAATTCTTTTAGATGGTTTCTAGCAAAAAGGTTTCCTAAATAAAAAAATTAATTCCACTGAAGGAAATATGAAGGAGTATTCTCACCATTTATCATTTCCATTACCTCCTGCATCTCTGCATCTCCCATTGCTTTTATCTCTGAAAAGTTAACTTGAACTCCACCTGGAAGATTATAATTGAAAGCACCAATAACTCTTGCTAAACTTTGCTTTGCTTTTGCTCTGCAGTATCTGGAGAAAAGTTCATCGTCAAATAACTCATGATCTTCAATTGCAACAAAGCAGCTAACTGCCACGGACTTAACATAGTTGTTCGGCCCAGTTCCCACGTTGTTAGGTGATCCTGCAGGATTTCTTCCTAGTATCGTAAGTTTCTTAGTGTTCTTGTTCCATCTGAATGCAAAAGTTTCTAATAAATAAGCTTTAGCTAAATCGAAATAAGAATACATTACTGTTCTATAAACCAAGTTGTCTCCCATAAAAGGAGATAGAAGAAGTTCAGAACCAAGAAGTTTTGAACTCCCAAAGTCTCTGTCGGGGTTTCCAGAAACACCAGGATTATTTGCTTCCCTGACATCGAAAACTGTTACAATCTTATCCGGAAGTTGAATTTGTCTCGTCTTTAGAAATTCTTGTGTAGAAAAAAGAGTAGAACCTAGAACAAAGAATCTTTGCTCTACCGCATATTGATAGTTATCATACATCCAAGCTTTCGCTCTATTGATAATTCTAATTATTTCTTGATCGTTTAAATTGTATGGAAGGGAACAAGATGCGGAAAGATCGTCTTTAATGTCTTGTATTAATTCTGCTTCAGTCATTTTAGTTATAGTTTTTTATACTTCCAGTTTTGATCTTTGAAAGATTGAGGTTTATAAAGAGTATTTGAGTCCTTTAATCTAGAATCGGAAACGAATCTAGCTTTTCTAACGTCATCAAAATCTTTCACCTCTTCAGTTTCTTTAGAAACTTTTGCATTTCTTCCAAGATCTGCCTTTCTAATTACTCCACCTTTTATATTACAGTCTATGGATTTTCCTGCGCAGTCTATATAACACTCTTCTAAACTATTAGAATATTCAGCAGATGTGTTTTTAACTTTGCTATTTTCGATTGTATTTCCTGTTAGTAATTGAGAATCTTCTACTTGGCAATTTTTAACTTTACAAGAATAAAGATTGCAATTGATAACTCTAGATCCTTTGATGTCACAATTAAGAAGGTCAAAATCTGTAATATAAGAAGCATCCCTGCATCTTGCATCTTTTAACTGAAATCTTCCTGTTGAAGTATCATAATTAAAGAACCCGTGACGAACTCCCCCTTCTACGATAAGATCAAAAACTTTGTCTCTGATCATAGGGAAATAAGTCTTGATGTTCTCTTCAAATCCTTTTAGATCCACCAACAAGTGGAAATCTGGATAATTCATGAAGAAAGCTCTAGGATCCGAAAAACTTTTTACTACCTTTGAGTATTCTTTCATCATTTTCTTTAACGTATCAAGATCTTTCTGTGAATATGTAGATCTTCCGCTGAGAATATTATAAAGATGAATTATGACATAGTCAAGAATTTCTCTAATTTCAGATATTTTCTTTTGATAATCTCTACCTCCTAAATATCTGATTTCGATATAGCCGTCTTTTAATTTTGTAAAATTAGCTCCGTAATATTTGTCGTCCGGAAGTTTGAATAACTTAGGATCAATTGTTGTTAGATCGTCAATAGAAGAGAATCTATTTCTAGGAACTATCTTCTTGATTGACTTTGCATAAACGTTATTCATTCTATTTCCAAACTTAGAATAGATCATTCCCTCGTCAATTCCTAAAATGAATTGAAGTCTGTCAAGATTTTCCATTCTCATTCCTACATCTTTTCTCATTTTATCAAAACTGATATTAAACTGAAAAGCACATTTATCATTTGTCCACCCGTTTTCATCTATCCATTTAAGAACTTTGATGAGAACCGGAATTGCTTCGGCATATGGAAGTGGACCAGTGATAAGCTCGTTCATTTTACTCCCCCCTGAATAATCAGGCTCAAGTTTAAAAACGGATTGGGTAACTGGAATTTTTGAGTGGTATCTAGACGAAAGTATTACTTTTTTTCCTAATAACTTAGATAGGGATTCCACAATTCTTCCTCTAACCATATTGGAAAAGAATTCGAATTCAAATCCAATTATGGAAGCATTTAGAGCTTGTAGTCTATCAAAGTGATTTTGGAAATTAGCCATTTACGATGTCTGCAAATATTTTACCCATTACTGGGTCAATCTCATATACTAAAATACCAACTCTGTCTCCAGGTCTGATATCAGCATCTGAGTCTATTCTTTCTTGTGGTATCATAGCCATCAAACCGGATTCTGGTAATTCAACTAAGCAACCATTTTTTCTTCTGTATTTAACAATTGCCGCCATTTCTGAAATTGTTCCTTTTTCAACAGCCTCTTTAATTTCATAAAGCTTAACAATTTTTTCTACAGGTGCTTCAAAGCTAAGAGTTAGTTTATTGTCTTCTTTAACTTCTCTTACATAGAATTCAATTTCGTCTCCAGGATTGAATCCTTGAACGGTTTGATTTGGAAATTCCGTTTTATGAATTAGACCAGTGTAAAACTCTTCCCATTCAACAAACAAGCCAAATGAAGAAGATCCGGTAACAGTACCTTGGTACTTCTTAGTTAAATCTAATTCTTGAATTTTTTGACCTATGATTTTGCTTAGATATTTCTTGTAAGAAACTACGAAAATATCTTTTGGTGCAACATAACCGTCTATCATTACATAGATTGTTTTACCTACTAGAGATTCAAAATCTGTAATTTTATTTGCTGCTGCAAGTGATCCAGGAAGGAAACACTTAACACCCGAAATGTCAACTAAATATCCTCCTTTATTAATTGCTTCAACTTTTGCTGGATAAGCTGTAGAAGCAGATTTAATTTGATCGAAGAATTCATCTTTTAAATTTTGTACATAACAATCAACAATTGATCCATAATAAGATCCGTCTATTTCCTTAATTAAAGTTTTAATGGATGTTCCTATCGTAAAATCAAGACCTTGTATTCCTAATTTCTGAGCATCTTTTCTTTCTTTCTTTAGGTCTAAATAGATTGTTTGACCTGAGTCGGTGTGGGCAAATCCACTATCTTTATCTGTGCTAGTAATTCTGCACGTGTATACTTTTCCTTCTTCTAAATCCTTTCCTGATTCTAGATTTCCGGGATTGATTCCTCTATATGAAGCATATAATTCTGCAGCATATTTTTCGTGGGAATAAATTTTGATGTAGCTTGGGGTTTGGATTTTTTTATTTACGATGAATCCGCTGGGTAGATCCCAGTTAAATGTTTCTGTTTCTTTTTCTAATAGAGAAATTACTTGCATTATTTTTATTGTTTAAAGGGTGATTGAATGTATATATCTTCGTAAAATTCTAATTAAATTAGATTAATTTATCTTTTAGATATTTTATTATATCTGGTAGTGTTGTTGCCCCTCCTGTCAAAATACCCAACTGAATTTGCAATAATCTGACATCTCTCCTCAGATCCTTTACTTCCGTTTGCAGAGTTACTATTTCCTTACGTAAGAAACTTACTTCATCGAGAAGAAAATTCACTTCTAAATACTTAAATAGAATTGGAGAGGTATATCCAGAAACAATTTTTCCATAAATTACAGACAATTTTTCGGACGACAATCCTTTATCACTTGGATGATCCACCGGATCAATATCAAAAGGTCCAAAATCTGGATACCCTTCGATTCCACTTGGTATAGTTAAAGTTAGAGGATCTTCTTTAAAGAAATATATTTCTGATTTTTGTGTATTCCCGTTCGGCAGAATTTTATCTTTTAGAACGAATTCAACATCTGGAGAAATTGCTTTCCCGACTTCTTTACCTACAGGATTAACTATTTTTTGATATGAATTTACAGAAGCTATTACCTCTTGATATTCTAAATCTGCTTTTTTTAACGCATTTGAATACTCAGATTCAAATCTTTCGTATATAATTATAAATTGATCTCTGGTCATGTTCTATTATAGTTTTGTGATTGGATTAATCCCATCCCCCTCACCTCCGATGGAAACGGTCTTGGATTTTGTTGTCTCTATCATTGGTGCAGTAATGCTTGTCAGTTGGCTTTGAGCTGCTGCTATCTGTGTATTCAAAACCGTTAAAGCAGGAATAAGTGGTGAAAATATAGGTATTGCAGAGGTAACTGCAGTTTGAGCAATAGAATAAGTCTGCAAAGCAATCATTACTTCGTTAAGTCTACTCAATAAGGAATTTAGAGCACTTTCGTTATGATCCCCTAAAACTGCTGGTTGTTTACTTTCGTTTTCTAAACCTAAACTAATCTTTCCATCCTTGATGTGAATGACATTAGCACCCGGTACTTTAGAATTTGAGTTCAGATAGACCGAACTATCCATTCTGATGTTTAGCATGCTACCACCAAAATCCGAAACGAATCCTTTACCGTTTTCTCCCCTGGTGAAAAATAATTTCAATCCAGTATCTCCATTTGAATTAACAGCATCCGTGTCATAAATTAGAGATTGAGCTCCCTCATAAGAATTAGATATTTCATCTAGCAGAGCTGGGGCAGTTTCTTTCTCAAATTCATAGAATATTTTATAGTAATTAACTCCATCAAATTGGGTATTGACCACTGCTCCTAGTCTAGGAATTGAAATATTTCCACTACCTAAAGAAGATGAAAAAGAAAGACCAGAAATCTGTTCTGCCCAGGGAATGTCTTCAATTTCAAGTTCGTCAAAAAAACCGAACACTCTGACCCTAGCCCTCCCTTGTTTAAGAGGATCATTTATATCTACTATTTCTCCGAGATGAACGTGAGGATTTGCCATATTATATTATTGGACTAGTTGGTGAATCAGTTTGGTCTGGTGGATTTAAAGTTCCAAGACTTATGTTAAATTTATCTGGACCTTTGGTGTTTCCTAAATCAATAGGAGCCATTGCAATAAAGTCCCCAGATGTCGGTGGGTAAATTTTTCCAATCTCCCCTCTCTGATAGTTAAACGTCGGTGGTGCATAAACTGGAGAAGGAGGTGAAGGAAAGGTATTTTCAGGAGATCTTAATTCAGATCCCGAAGAAATTAAAGTCCCTGGAGAATAAACTTTTCCTATATCTTGGCCAGGAAATATTGAAGCTCCTGCTGGATCCGGGTAGACTTTTCCAGAAGGGTCTTTATAAACTCTATCCGGAACCCCAAGATCTCCTCCTGGAACAGTAGGATAAACATCTCCTGCTGGATCAACATAAACTCTATCTGGAACTCCAAGATCTCTTCCTGGAGAATTTGGATAAACATCTCCTGCTGGATCAACATAAACTCTATCAGGAACTCCAAGATCCCTGCCCGGAGAATTTGGATAAACATCTCCTGTTGGATCAACATAAACTCTATCAGGAACCCCAAGATCTGGTCCAGGAACTCCAGAATAAACGTCCCCACCTGGTGCAGGATAAACTCTGTCGGGAACTCCTAGATCTGGTCCCGGAACCCCAGAATAAACGTCTCCACCTGGTGCAGGATAAACTCTTCCAGGAACACCTAGATCTGGACCAGGAACGTCTGGATAAACATCTCCACCTGGTGCAGGATAAACTCTGTCGGGAACTCCTAGATCTGGTCCCGGAACCCCAGAATAAACGTCTCCACCTGGTGCAGGATAAACTCTTCCAGGAACACCTAGATCTGGTCCTGGAACCCCAGAATAAACGTCTTTATCCGTTTGTATAATTGGGTAAAGTCTATCCGGTGGACCACCAAGACCCATTGATTGAGGTGTAGGTAGATTTCCTTTAAATACATTATCTATACCTGTATCTGCTGCCCCATTTAAAAAATTCTGAGCATTGTTAAATCCAAATTGGCCACCTTGATTGGTCAATCTGGCTAATTGGGAAGGGTTAAAAGTGTAGATATTTCCGAGTGAAGTTTGATCGATACCAGAAGTAGTTGGGTTTACAAGCTGACTAATTCCTTCGTTTATAAGATCACTAATAGCTTGAGATGTGATGTTAGTTAGTGCCTCCCTTCCTAAGCTAACGATGGTTTCTAAATCTAAAGTGTCAGAATAAATTTGAACCGAGCTTTTATTTTGATCGTATCCATCTGCAAGTACAAGATAATTATTATCCGTTCTGATGTTGGGGAATTGAGTTTTCATTCTAACCTTTCCAACGTGGATCTTAAAAGATTGGGTAGCTGCATTTGGTTGTATCCCTACATCTACAGAAGTTTGTAATGGGGTACTTTCACTAAAATCGAATTCACATTGACTTAGCTCATAAATTAAAACTGGTTTTATCCCGCTTTGATCTTGCTGGTTTCTAAAAGAATCTACTTCGTTCATTAGTCCAGATTGGGATAAAACTCCTCTAGCAAATGAATTGAAAGCATTTCCAGGTGCACCTGGGCCAGATGGTTGTCTTTCTCCTTCTGGGGTATTTGAAATAGCTCCTCCTGGGTTTCTGTCGCTAGTAAGTAAAGAAGTAAGATCATCTAATTGTGAAATTACAGCAGAAGTTCCAGTTAATCTAGTCGTTTTGAAAAAATTTCTAATCTCCGTTACGTAAATCCACATTGTGAATTTTCTCAAATTTCTAGGAACAAGCCATCTCATATTATCAGCATCAAAAGTTGCTTGATTATATAGATTTGCAAGAGCTGTCATTCTTAAATTTAAAGATTCTAAACAATTTATTTTCAGTGTCTTCCTGTTTGTTCTTGCAGGATCGAAAGAATCCATACCCTGTTCGTCTTGAAATCCGGAAAGAGCAATTTGTTCAAGTTTATCTAGACCATCTATGGATTGAAAAAACCAAGGAGCATTTGAATTTATGTTATTGAGAAGGATTTGAAATTGTTTTAAAGCATTTGCTCTTTTTAGACCATTTGATCCTCTATAAGAACCATCTCTCTCAAGCAAATAATTATAAGCAGAATAATAGGTAACATTGCTATTTACGTTTTGGTACTGAGGTTGACCAAATAAATTTTTTGGCATATTGGCAGCACCATTTACACTTGTATAATTGGGGATTCTTAGTAAAGGACTCGGGGCCCATCCATATTCCAGATTTACCGGAAGAGATCCAAAATCAAATACAAACTTAAATCCAAGATAGGTTGGATCCTCATTCGCTCCTGAATTAGAAAGATTAAACCCTTTTAGAAATAAGGACCTATTTTTATCTGTTGCTTTAATTCCCATTGATGTGTATTTTTATATTTATCTATTGTTCTGTTGAGTACTTCCGCTAACAACATTGATAGGAAATGCTTTTGGCATTGACCCTGCACTGTTAAGAATCCATTCTCTTTTACATAAGTTTAGAATTTGATAGAACCCCTTTTCTGGACTCCAGCTGACAGTATACCCCATTAAAATATACTGGCCAGATAAAAATTGATCTAAAATTTTTCCATCTGTATTTTTTGAATTCTGATTAGAAGATCTACCGGTATTATCCATTCTTAATCCTTTATCCGTAACATAGATTAGAACAGGTATTGCCTGCCCTCTATAGAATCCTGGAAAATAAGAAATTGTTTCTACTTGAAGGGTGAATTTAGTTACGTCGGATATATTTAACGGATTTTGAACTCTTGCCTGTAAATAGTTATCGTGAACTGATCCATTTTCTCCGGAATCTAAGATTCCCATCCATTTTGTTCTAACCTCTTTTAAATATTCTTTTTCCGAAGCTCTTCCTCTCTGAAGAACCATATTTTCCCTTATGTTTTCTGTTGTTGTTGCTTGTATGCTGTAAGTGACTTCTTTTTCTGCTGGGGATCTCTGATATTGTGAACTTTCGTTATAAAGTTGAACAACTTGAATATATCCAGCCCCGTTTGTTACATTCCCGGCTTCGCTTAGTAGAGTGTAGCCGTTTATAAAAAAAGGATATCCTGCAAATTCTGGATCGTTGGTAACTGTCAAATAGGTTTCAATACTCTGAAGTTCTGTTCCGGTAAATTTAACATCATTTGCTTGTCCTCTACCTGCAGTAGGCTGAACTCTTACAAGCTGTGATATGTTATTAGCTTCCAATTGATTGTTAAGATTGACAAAATTTAAATTGTAGTAAATGTCTACCCAAGTAGCATAAAAACTTCTATCATCTTTATATGAACTTTTGGTTACTTCCTTTATAAAATTATAATACGAAATAAATGGACAAATCCAAGTCATTGAATCGTTTAAAGAAGAATCGTTTGTAGCAAATCCTAAATCTAAATCTTGGGAAACTGCGAATAAAGCATCCCGAGAAGTTCTATTTGGATACGCTTTACAAACATCGGTATAAAATCCAGGAATTCTGCATTCCCCCAGGATAGAAAAAATTAGTAGGTTCCCTTCCGGGTCTCCGGAAACATTAGAATCTACACTAAGAACATTAAAATCCATTCGGATAGGTTTATAGACAGATACATTAGATCTTATATAAATTGAAATTATATCTCCGTCTTTAGGATAATTAACTGTCAGAAACGTAGTACCACCCATATAAAATTTAAATTTCACTACCGGAAGAATTCCATTCATGTCCAAATGAAAATCCATCAGATACCTCTGAACAAAATATCCATTGATGAAGATTACAGGAGTTGTGTATCCAGCTTCTTTATCGTCAGTATCGATTATGTCTGGATTTGGGTTATCAATATTACCCGATCTATTTGCGATAGCAAGTTCGTCGAGGACTATTCCAGTTTTAGCATAATTTCTTATAATAGATTTTTCTGATGCCATATTAAATTAAATTAGCTAGGTAAACCATTAGGATTTGGTCCTGCTGCACTAGTGCTAGGTCCAAGAGCAATAACAGATGGTGTTTTTAGGGTTTGAACTTCTCCGTCCTGTAATAAATTAGGAGGAAGAGGCTCGGATATAGGATTCTTTGCTTTACTTTGTTGTTCTATGAAGTTTTTTCTGCTATCACTAGTTTTGAAAGCTTTATTTTCCTGAGATTTTCTAAAGGCAGTATTTGGATTGTCGGTAGTATTTCCACTGGTTAGAGTCATCTTCTTTTGTTCGAATGCAGATTCAAGTCCTTCAGCCTCAGGCATTGCAAAAAGAGTTCCAGTGCTGATTGCAAAAGGATTCGATATTCCATTAGTTTTCATAAGAGATCCTACGTTGGTTAAATTTCCATATCCTTGCAAACAAATTAGATCTGGTCTCATCTGTGCATCCTCGGGAACTCTATAAAATTGGCTAATTTTTAAATTTATATTGCCAAAACTAAGAGATGATCTGGTTAGATCTAGAATTCCTATCCCCTGATTTTGAAGATCCTTATTGGGATTGAATATATTTTTATTTCTGGAAAGTGTGTCTATTTCTATCATTTTTCTATCATTTATTGATTTTCGAAAGTGCTACCAAATACTGTAGCTAGATTTATTACTCCTCCTGCGCTATCAAATGGAATATTATTTCCTTGTGTAGTTCCTTGAGATTCCAGAGATTGGCTATTAGAATATACTGGTGCAGAAGATTGGTAAAGTCTTCCCCCTCCTCGATTGAACATAGATTCTATTTGACCTCTTTCTCTTTCTGTTGCATGCTGCAGCTGAATTGTAGCAGTTAATTCTGTTGGAAAATCATCAGGACCTAAATTCTCTCCAAACTCTATGCTAAGATCCAAACAAATAAGATTTCCTATCATTGCTATAGGGTTGCAAGGATTTCCAACTACCAAGTGCCATTCCCCAACAGGAGCTCCCGTTAGAACAAGCTGAGGCATATAAACATTTTCTATAAATTTGTCAGCCATTCCGGTTTTTACCAGATTGCTGAACTCATCAGAATCTAGAATTTTAAGCAATCCGTCCTTGATATTTCCTTCAGTTTGTCCCTCTAGATTCTTTAGAGCATTATTTAACCAATCTGTTGCTTTTGTTACTTGACTTACCGCACCAGATACAGTTCCAGCAGCTGGATCTGTAGAAGAAGAATTTGGATCCATTGAATATAAAATTAAGGATTTAATATACCTTACTGGATCTGAATAAAATTGGTTTAACCCCGGATCTCCTCCTGGAAAATTAAAAGCCGGAAATCCATTATCATATCTGATCTCGGGGGTTAGAAACTGTCCATAATTTGTACAAAGACCTAATAAATTACCAATAATATCCACCATTGCAGCTTTGGTATTGACTTCACCTACGGAGGTCAGCTCGTAATGGAATTTGATAGAAAATTGTTCATCATGTCCATTTAAACCTCTTGCCCTCATAGTAGCTTTAGTGATAGTATCTACCGAGGTCCAAATAAATTTACTTAAAGGTCCTCCCTCTTTCTCTGCCTTGTCCCTTAATGCAAAATTTACTTTTGCATTTGTAGTTTCTTCAAACCCAGAATTACTAGCAGACACAACTGACTCGGCAGCTTTTGTGATAACGCTAAATCCTGGGATCTTAGATGTAATCGCACTTAGTGTTGGGTTATCAGAAATTGCTTTAAAAATACCTTGGTTTAAAGAAGACTGCTCTATTTTATCTTTAACATCATAAGGCTCCCATTTAAGACTCGTTGAAAACTTTAAAATTGAGTTTAATGTATTTTCTGTGTTTCCTCCCCACCAGGTAACTGCTTGAGCAACTGGCTGACCCGCTCCTTTAACTTTATATGCATCACTATTTTTAACCTTCGCTGGTAAGGATAAATTATCTCTCATGGGACTTGGAAATCTTCTAAGAGTAATCATGTGATTATTAGGAATGTGGCCGTAATATTTACAATATAAAAAATCTTTCCAGAAGTAAGGGGCAGAAGCTCCTCCTATTATATAGGATCCGTGATCCCCAGGCCCAAATAAATAACTAAAAATATTGGATCTGGCTGTTTTTAAAACCCCTTGATTGGCAGCTGTCTGTCTTACTAAGAATCCTGCACTAGGATTTCTGGAAGCTCCTGAAATAGCATTAACTTCCGATATTCTAGCGTTTTGATCCGTTCTTTCCGAAAGATAATAATTTTCAATAAAACTCGGATCATTGTTTCCTACTATAGAATAAAATAAATACTGAGCATAATTAGAATTCCCGTCTCTATAAGTAGCAGCATTGTAAAATAAAGATTTTGGTGTTGGACCTGCATAGGGATTTACTACTCCGCTATTATACCTAGCATTTACTAAATCCTTACTTGCGTTCTGAAGGAATGCTTGTGTATTCCCCGTGTTTAATCTCTGCCCATCTTGGGCATTTGCTTGGGGATTCCCCGTGGTTGGATCATTGGTGCTTAAACCCATTTATATAATACATTTTTTATAGAATCTCGATGGTATAAGTAATCTCTTCATTTAAATCTTCTAAAAAATGTTTTAAATTTTCTACGAAAGTTAAAGAGATGTTCTTATGTACCACTAATATTCCATTACATTTAGTACTATATATTCCTTGTGTAATTTTCTTTGTAACTGAGTAATTAATAACAAATTCAGATTCTTTAGAAAGAGAATCTGAATCATATCCAAGATCTTTGATGATTTTTCCAATATCCACTATGAACAGATCCTTGTCAGAGCAATATTTCTTTTTTGCCTCTTTAATAGAACATCCTGCCAACAGAAATTTAACTTCCTGCAGATCACCAGGATCTATTTGATCTTCTTCAAAATAGTAATTATCTTCCAAATTATCTCTTTCCTAAAAATCCGTAAGGGTTTTCCTCTGAGGTTGATTCTTCAGAGTCTTTTTTATCTGTGTCTGAATTTTCTTCAGCTCGTAAAATTTCTTTATTTTTTAAGTCTTGTAGATGTTGGGTATGAAATTGATCTCCCATTTGGATCGATCTTCTATACCTTTCTAACATTTGGTCCAAAGTTTCTTTTTTGGAAAGTAGACCAAACTGTTTTGCCATTGCTCTTCTATATCTTCTTGATTCGCTCATTTTTGTATATATTAAGACTCTAAATCGTTTGATTTTTCTGCTCCAAATTCAAAATCGGTTGAAGGAGCTTGTACGTCTATTCCTAAGACGTATTTGAAAAGCTTTAAAAAAAGACCAGGAATAAATATGTCTTTTGCTTTCACGACATCATTTGCTGGTATAAATTTAAATTGGGATTGGGATTCTTTTGTTGTTCCGTCAGTCTTTGGTATTTCTCTAGATACTCCAGTCACATCAACAGCAAAACAAGGCTGTTCATGATCTACGAATTTAGAAGAAGTAACAGATCCAAGATAATACCATTTAGAGATGTCAGGTACATTTAAACCAGTTTCTTCGTAAAGTTCTCTTTGAGCAGTTGAAAGAAGATCTCCGTCTTCATCTTCGGTGCATCCGGTAACTAGACTGATATTAATTCCACCCTCTCTAAAAGGATTTGGCTCGTGTAAAACTCCAATCGATAAAGGTAAACCTTGATCGTCAGAAGTAAAAGGCATAACTACCACATTAGTAAAAAGAGGTTTTATTCCTGTAAAGTTTCCACATTCTAAGAATTGGAATTCATCGTTTTCGTGTATGGTTTTAATCTTCGGAAAGTTCATTTTTTTCTATTTCTTTTTTATTGATCTTTGAATCTGAATTTTTCTTTGCGTCGTAGAAAGAGGTTCTAATGGATTCTGCAATTGCATTTCTAATGTCTTCTATCTCAACACCTTCAGTTACATAGTTCGAAATCTCTGTGTCTGCGTCTTCAAAAGAAGAAACTAAAACATTATAAAGAGATTTAGTAGGAAGGTTGAGTTTTAAACTTATATTAACATTTACCCAATTAGGCTTTTGTTTCTTTAAAAGTTTATAAATTGGAGATTCTTCTACCCCAACTTGAACAGTAGAATCATATTTTATAGAATTAACCTTTGATTCCTTAGGTGGCTGTGGGGAATTATTTTTTGCTGGAGCTGGATTGATCCCAAAATCTACAGGAGAAGAAGGAAAAATGTCCATGAATTCTCTTAGAATTTCAATGTTGATTCTATTTCCACCTTTAAAATTTATAAATTTCATGGAATTTTCCTCGGAAACACTTTCGTATTTTTCAATCATTCCGGTCTGTTCTCCCTTAATCCATTGGAAATCCGAATTTGACAGCTCGGCTCTTAATTCTTCTAGAGATTTATCTTCTAAACTCATTTTATTTTTCTTTTTAAATATGTTAGCTATTATCGATTTCAACATTTTATGTTGGGTTCTTTATATTATATCGGATTTAGATATAATGTTTCCGACCAAATAAAATAATAGTGAACTTATTTTTATAGTTAATTGAGAATTAAGAGTTTCGGGTCGAGGGAGAGTCTTTAGAATATTTTTCTCTAGCTCTAGAATAAATCTCATCCAGGGCAGATTCGTCTATAGTATTAGTTAGCATCTTTTTAATCCTGTTAATCTCAAATTCTCTTAACTTTACTTCTTCTGGATTTTTTTTAGAAGGAGGTCTCCAGTCGTGATTTTTTAAAATTGAATTTAAATAATTCATAACAGGTTCATGATATAGAGTCGGATCTTTCTTCATACTAGAATGAAAAAGATACTTATGAATTGGATCTTTATACACATCGCTAAATTTTTCTGCTCTTCTAGTAAACTTACCCTTTGGAGTAGAGAAAGTAGTTTCAAATCCAGTTCCATCTTTACGTATTTCCACCTCGGGGGAATATGAATCTTTATTCAGATAAATTTTTAAACTTTTAAGAAAATTGTTATCGTTTTTTTTCCTAAGTTCTATTTCTGATCCATTGTCCAAATATGCAATCCAATGTAGATCTTTTTTCTTTTCGATGTTTTTAATTTCAGATTCTATTCCGAAAAGATCTAAGATATCGGAAATGTCTTCGTGTGCAGAATCAGATTTATCAACAGTAAAAAATTTAGATTCGATAAAAGAATCTATAAAGGAATCAAAATCTTCTTGTTTTTCTTCATCCCACCATTTAGAATTTTTTCTAGTCTGAAGTATTGGGTTCTTAGGAGAACCGGTAATATCAAAACATCCCATAGAAAGTGGAAGAGATGAACTTCCTCCAGGGTAATTGTATTTTAAAATTATATTTCCGTCTCCAGATTCTTCTGCTAGAAGAATTGAATCTGATTCTTCTCCCCCCTCGGAAGGGCAAGAAGTTCTGATCTTATACCCCCATTGATCCGAAAAGGGGCCTATGATTCCAAGATCTTTCTTATATGAATTTCCTTCATTAAGAGAATATGAATAATCGTCAAAGTTATATACAGAATTGAATTTCATTAGTCTCTACCAAAACTTACCATTACCTTGAAATCTTTTACTTCCATCGATTTTCTCATATCGATTCTAATCTGTGTTGGATATGTAGGAAGAATGTATTCCAAGGGATCTGCCATTACCATTTCTGGATTTATATTGATGCCAGGTTCGATTTCAAAATCGAAAGTTTTTTTATCATTGGGATAATCATCTACAGCTATCTCAAGTTCTATTCTGTGGATTTTGAAGTCTATTCCATCTATCCCCTTTGTATTTCTGGAAACTACAGCTTCATATTCAACTTCACACTTAGCATCATCTACGTTGGTTATTTCTGGTGGGTTCCCAATAACAACAATATCTGTGTAACCTAAACTGGAAATGAAATAGTGCTCATTAGAGAAATTTTTATTCTTTCCTGCAAAATAGCTATTATAATCTTCGACTCTTGGCATATAAATTAGATTCTTTTGTCTATATATCTAAATTGAATTTTTATCATTCGAATATATAAGTTAACTCAATAACTAAATTAAGGCTATGAAAACTCTGAGTCCTGTTTGGTTTCTTAAAGATCCGATAGACGTCGAAGAAAAATACTATATTCTTCTGGATTTTCTAAAATCGGTCAGCCAAGAAATTAAAAAAGATAACTTCCATTCACCTCTTAGAACTGTCTTATCTCTTTCTAAAGAATTAGACCATTTCTACCAATACAGAACTCTAGAGAATTTCTTAGATGAGAATCTATCAGAAGAGGATTTAGATTTGCTGGATTCTTATGTTAATGGGTATTTTTCAGATGATGAGGTTAGAGAAATAGATGAGATAATAAAAAATTCTCTCCGAGTGCTAGGAAAATATGCAGAGAGTGGTCTAAAACTTTTAAGAAGTCTGGAGGATCAAATTAAGATCCACAGTCTAGAAGTTGTAACCGATAATAAAAAGAATGGGATGGTTATATTTAGAAGCATGACTTCTAACGAGATCTTTACCTACTGGTGGAATAAAACCGAAATTAGAATAGGGGAGGAAGTTAAAAAAGGCGTTATGATGAAGCCTATTTATATTCCGCACGATTACTATTCTATGTCTTATGAATTTATTATGTGCGAGATTCTAGTTGCAGCAGGAGTCGATTCTATGGAAAAATTCCCCTGTATTATCATAGAAATCTCCGAGACCTTTAATCAGAGCTCGGAGATTTTTAAAATTGCTAAGGAAAAATTCCTTAGGGAAATTGATCCAGATTAGCCTTTGAATTCGTTAAGTCTTAGGACTTTAAATTCTTTAGCATTAAATTTTTCAGATTCGCTGGTATCCATATTGAAAACCGAGTTTGGCTGAGCTGCTTTATTTTGTAAATCAACAGTAGTCACACCAACACCATTTACGTAATTTCTATCTCCTTGAGAATTAAATCCAGGGAAAGTAATACCAGCTTTATCTGGACTAAATACTGCATTTGCATATCCAACCCAATCATAAGCAGCTTGTCTTTTGATTTGGTGTAAACCAGTTTTTGCAGAACTCAATGGATCTTGATTTTCTGGGGCTAAAGGTTTAAATGTATCGTCCATAACTTTAGATCTAAATTTCTTAAAATCTAAAATTTCTCTTTTTGAAATGTCTTCTAAATTCATAATTTTTAAATTGTTTTATTATCCTTGTGTGGTTCCTGTTGATGCTTTTCCTCCAAAGAGAGATTGAACCAAGTCAGTAGATCCAGATCCCGAAGCAGCTTTTTGTTTTAGTGCAGGGTCACTTGCCAAGGTTTTTGCTTCTGAAGGGGTAAAAGTGAAAGGACTCTTTTTAGGGGAACTTAAACCTCCTTTTCCTGCTGTAAGTATAGAAGTATACATAGAAATTAGATTTTCTCTAAATTCAGCTTTTCTAGATTGATTAGTAATCATTTCTTTTATTGCTCTGTAAATTAATCCGTTCTTATCTAAAGTTGAATTGAAAGATGAAGCAATTCCATCAACACCTTTGTCTGTAACTACCTCAATAGTTGCATCTGCCAATTTAGGAGCAATTTTACTTATAGGAAAATCTCCTTTTCCTGTTATAATATCCCAGTATTCTTTGAAATCTACAGTCTGTACTAATTTAGAGATAATAGTCCCTAACAGAGATTCGGGTTTTATTCCTAAATATCCATATAGATATTCTGCTGCTTTACTTTTTACTAAATCTGCTCCTACGTCTCCAAGATTTCCTAGTAGACTGGTAACATCAAATCCCTCATTTGCGGATTCAAATTCTGAAAAGTTCTTTATAATTTTACTCATTTATAAGAATATTTTTAGACTATATATCCTTTCTAAAATAGTAAATTATCTACCTTGGAGAAATAAATCTATGGCTTTATATCTGTATGCTATCTTGTCTTCCTTGATGCCTGGATTTTTAAGAGGAGCTTTATCCCTATTTATAATCTCCTCTGGGAGAAGTGGAGCAAAAGTATCTTTTAGAATTTTTTTATCCTTTCTCCATTCAAGGGGAAGATTTAAAGCAAATCTAACAATCTCTAGATTTAGAAAAGGACTTCTCAATTCTAGAGTATGAGCCATTGACATTTTATCTAATCTTGGAAGATGGTAATATGTTAGCTCTTCAAAAATATCAGAAGCCTGTGAATCATACTCGTGAATTCTTCTATATCCACCAAATAACTCATCTGCTCCGTCCCCACTTATAACAATTCTATGGTCGCTATTATCTTTGATTGCTTTGAAGAGATGATACTGGGGTATAACAGATCCTAAATCAATAGGAGTTTCGTTCCAGTATTGATAGATTATTTGATTCAAAGAATCATCCATATCATACTTTAGAAAATTTACTTTCTTGTCAAATTTCTCGGATAAGATATTTACAAATTCGGATTCTCCATTTTCTATGCTATACCAAGTAACATCAGTGTCTGTTCCTTGAAGAATTGCTGCAATAATAGAAGAATCTAAACCACCTGAAATTAAGAGGGAGATTGGATAATTTTTAGAGATCAATCTATTCTGAACTGACTCTATCATTTTTCTCCAAAGCCAATCCATGTGATCTTCGTAGGACTTTTCATAAAGTTCTGGAATAGGGGAATCCCAAAGTTTATAATAAGCAGGGTAAGTGGTTTTAAAATCTGGAGATTTTATATTGTAGTAGTAAATTGTATTTGGTATAAATCTCTTTACGTCAGTGTATGGAGTTCTGTTATCAGTATTGTATCCCCATTTTCTAGTTTCGGAAATGAAAACTTGATCTATTGGACTTTGATTGTATGCAAGACCTTTTATCTCTGAACATATTTCTCCATTCTCGCTATAGTATAAAGGTTTCTTTCCGAGTGGATCTGTGAAAGAAATTATGTCTCCTGTATTCGAATCGTAGATAACGATAGCCCAGAATCCATCCCATAATTGAATATGTGGAAGGAACAAAGCAGTAAATAATTCAAAAGATCCACCTTTATACATTCCGAAGAGGGTACAAAGATATTCTGTATCTGAAGAATAAACTACCCTATCATAGTTAAAAATCTCTCCGTTGAACATTAGATAAATTCCAGGGGATATTTCTCTTGGTTGGTTCCAAGTATCCCCATCTTCTGTCTGTATAGGGAGCCTATGGTGACATAAGAACACGCCATTCTTCTCAACCACTGTTCTTTCTATCCCGCGATGTTTAATTGAGCCTAGAGAAGATTCGGATCCATCTAGAGTTAATAATATTCCACACATAAATTATAATTCTTTAATTATAGATGATTCATCAAATTTGTTTTCAAAAACATAAATTTCAAATTCGGAAGGATCTGTATTCTCTTTAAGATATTTAATGAACTTCTCATAGAGTTTTTTTTCTATAGAAGTATTGTCCATGAAATCCCAATTATCTTTGTTTCTGCTGGACTTGTTTGGATTGTCCCCATGGATATAATAAACTCTAGAATTTTTTAATAATCCGAGAGAAATTATTAGATCTAATTGTTTGTAAGCATTTTCTTCTGATATTCTCTTAGATAGTATTCCCCAAACGATTACAGTTAGAAATCCTCTATCCATTATCATATCAGGGAGAATACCTTCCCGATTCATCTGTTGGATTGATATTTCTTTACCAAGAGCAAATAGGTGTATTCCTTCTGAAGAGTCTTCTAGTTTTAAAAGATTAAACCAATCCACAAATTCGAACTTAAAGATCGGAATTTTATTATAGGATGCTGCAAGGTTTGCAAGATGGGTTTTTCCGGAATTTCTAGCTCCTTCAAATATTGTAAGCATATAATTTATAGAGGAATGTTGTTAACTTGTTCCTTTATAAAATATAAGAATCCATTCAGTAAATTAATAGAATTTCTTTGCTAAGAATTCCTTAAATTTATCAGACCTAGAATTTTATAGGATTTTTTTCTGATTCTGCCCAGGCTTTCAAAATAGCTTCTGCGCTTATTGGAATGGTAACACCCGCCTCAGGAAAATCAGAGGATTTAGAAGCAGAAAGTGTAGAAATTTTTCCAAGCTCGCTAGGACTCAAAGCTTTTACTATATTTTTTTCGAACTCTGGGGTTCTTTTTGACTTAAAATAATCGATGAATCCTAAGAAAGGTGTTCCATTCAAAGGTCTTTTGTTTATACCAACTCTATCTCCCTCTCCAGACTTTTGATCGTTGGTGTTTCCCTCTATGGTAGTAATAGTTTTTGCAGAAGGATCCACGCTTAGAACAATTCCCGTATGCCCTAGACCTGCTCCAGGACGGCTCATAATAAAGATTTGACCGGGTTTAACTAGACTAGGATCTGCTTTAGCTTTAGCTATATCAATTTTTAAGCTTTTATCCGCTTTATTCCAATGATCCTTAACCCCTGCAGTTTTTACTAGAGGATTCGTAGTTCCTAATGATTTAGATAGTTCTTGAAAAACATAATAAACAAACGCCATGCACCAAGGGTTTCCTCCAGGAAGTCCTGTGCTTTTAAGATAAGCAGTAACTTCGGGTCCCTTATTAGATCCTTTGGGGGATTCTTTAGTGTCTTTATGATCACCTAATATTTTAGCAAATTTATCTCCAGCTTCTTCTGGGTTACTAATAGACATTTCTGCTTCTAAAATAAATTCTCTAAATGAGTAAATTCTTTTCATCATAATTTTATTCGATAGGAACCTTATAGATTCTCTTAGATTCTCTTTTTGAAAGATCGTCAGAAGTTTTAGCGTTCATTCTAGCAACTTGTTTTTCAACAATTGGTAGATGATGAGTTTTAGCTTCTTTTAAATTGTGTTCAAATACAGATTTATTTCTGCTTTCCCCTGATTCTCTATCTTGTTTGTTAGCTTTTCTGATTCCTTTTTTAGTGTCTAGAATTGCAACTTGATCTGAACTTGGTTCGTCAGAAGCAAGAATTTCTTCAGAAGATAATTTTTTAAGTTCCGATTCTGTTAAAATCTCATCCATTATTATTTCTAAAACAGGAACAAATTTATCTCCCTTGCTATCAAAGGTAAAAGTTGTAGCATTGAATGCTATTAAATTTGCAAGTAGTCCAAAATCAGATTCGGTTAAGTCTTGAATTTTCTCATCGACTTGAGACCCTCTTCTAAATGCACTTTTGATTGACTCTAGAACATCAGAAGGAACATAATTGGTTTTATATTCTTTAGTTCCAAAATAAGAATAAAGTTTATCGTAAACTTTGCTATTTTCTTCTTTTTCTTCTCTGTTGTAATCAAAAATAGATTTAGCAAGGGAAGTTAAAGAATTCGTATCGATTCCTCCAAAATTAGAGTAATAGCTTGTATACCATTCGGAAAAATTCTTAACGTCCTCGCTATCAGTATCTCCTGCAATTTCACTCCACTTAGGCCAGTTGCAAGGTTTCTTTGCACTAGTTGAAAGTCTTCTAGAAGCATATAATCCATCTATTTTACTTCCTTTGAAATCAACCCAAAAATATAAAGGGGGATCATTTTTATCTGCTTCCTCAGCAGTTTTAATCCATCCATTCATAAATTCTGGGGTATATGATGCTCTGAGAGATCCATCTTCTCTTAAGAAGGTTTCTTCTTCCGCATCTTTAACTAACCCTTTGCTTCTTAAAATTTTAGCAAGAGTGTAAGCTAAATCTGTGTTATCTGAATTGTCTCCGTGGCCCAAAGCAGATCTTCCGCCTTTGGAAGTTGCAGGTTCAGAAAGTTCTTTCTCATATTTCTCTACTTCTGAAGCTAATTTATCTGCATCAATGTGGATAGAGGATTCGTTTACAAGGCCAAAAAACTGTGAAGAATTTAAAATTCTTGCATCGACAGATTTTCCTTTCATAAATTCTATGCTCTCGTTAACATATTCTTTTCTTAGAATGTCTAAACTGTCAGCGATAGATTCTTTATCTGAATTTGAAATCTTATCAGCATCCAAAATGATGTCAAGTAAATTTCTATCAAGTTCACCACTAACATTTTTATTTCCAAGAACTCCTTGTAGAGATTTAATGGCTACTTCGAAAGCTGAGGTAAATTTACCGTCCGCTCCTCCTCTTTTAACAAGAAGATCTTTAATCGGAGGAAAAGCATTCATTAGAGCTTTCTGAACGTTTGCAATGATTAGAGATTCCTTAAATTTCTTATCTGTGTCTTTATCTCCAACTTTAATAGGAAAAACCATAGAAGTAACCTTCTTGTCGTGACCTTCCATTTTCTCTCTAGTTCGGTCTTCCACGCTAGCTTCTTCCACAGTAGCTCTAGTTAAAACGTCAAGTGCTCCAGAAAGAATTTCTTTTACATCCTCGAATTTAGAAGATATTTCGTCGTCGGATAGGATCTTTTTAAAAGGAGCTTCAGTAGCTTTAATGCAATATGTATAGAATTCTTTAGATAATTTATCGGTTTGTGATTCTAGATCTTTCAAAGCTTTCTTTTCTTTCTCGTTAGAAATTTCTTTCTTTCCATCAATAACCGAAAGTTTCTGATCGATTTCACTGAAAATTCTGTGCCAGTTTCTTCCATATCCATTATCGTCGGTTTTTCCAACAGATTCTGGGATTAGAACTTTCTGTAATTTATTCTTTAAAGAATTAACTCTCCCTTTCAATCCCATCTGAACAGATTCATTCAAAGCTTCTTTTTCGTGCTTATAAGCTTGGTCTAAAGCTTGAACATACCTAGTGGTTCTGGTTTGAAAATATTTGATGATTTTGTCTTCCAGTTTAGGGTCAACTTCAACAGATCTTTTTAAAGAATCTGCAAGTTGTTCCATTCCATCAATATAAAGAGATTTAACATCGGCAAAAGAAGAATGTTCCAGCTCTGATTCTTTTGCATAATCTTTCATCTTTGCTACCATCGATTTTAGAGATGAAGAATTTGCTGTGTCTTTTAATTTCTCCTTAACTGTTGTGATTTTTCTTTGCTTCGGTGTTGAAAAATCTACGGTTACTTTTTTAAAAATATCAAATAAAGAAGTTGATATTTTTTGCATCAACTCGTCAACAGATTCGTTTTCGAAAATTCTAAGAGTTTCCAAAGACATCATCTTTGCTATAGGGTTGGTATTTAAATATTTTGGTGTCATATGATTCTGTTAGTAAATGTTTGCAGAACTTTTTTGTTTAGCTGATTCCGCCATCTGAGTCGCAAGAGTTGTCATTAGAGCTGGTAATTTTCCATAAGAAACTGCTTGCTTCTTAATGCTATCTATGTCTGCAGCAACGTTATTTGGGTCTGCTTTTTTCTTAGCCTTTGCCTCCTCTTTTGCAGCTGTAATTTCGTCATGAATTTTTGCTATTTCAAGTTTTGTTTGTTCTATTTTAGCATTCATTCCTTCTGCTTCAAAAAGGAAATTTTTATATCTGGTAATTAAATTAGTCATTTAGAATTGCAATTTTTTCTCTTATTCTATCTATTCTATCTCCTAATGCAGAGATCTTAGGGCTAAACTTAGTAGTTATTTCCTTTCTTTCCCTAGAAGTTGAAGCAGAACTTGATTCTTTCTCTTTTCTCTTTTTGAGCATTCTTAAATCGTTCATATAAGAATTCTTTTGATTTATTAAATCCCTCTTGAGAGATTTTATCTCTCTTGGAGAATATTCTTCAGTCTCATCTCTGAATTTAGAATTACTCATAGAGATAAGTGATTCAAGCTCAGAATCATCATAAGAGGAATCCTCTTCTGTGTCAATTTCTTTTTCTACCTTTTCGGCTTTTTCTTTTTTGCCTTGTAGAGAAGAATATGATCTTTTATATTTTCCATATAGATCATCTTGAATCCCTTTGTCCGAAAGGTTCTTGGATATTTTATAAAGATTTTCTATTATTTCTAGATCAGATTCTGCTTTTTTTAGCTCCCAGTATTTACTAAGTCTAGGATTTCCTTGAACTATTTTATCACCTTTCGAATCCAGTACTCTAACCTTTTGGTTCTTTTTTCTTAGAGAAATAGAAATTAACTCTGTATTGTTTTTTATCTTCTTCCTTAGTTCTTTCTCTTCTTTCTCTTCTAAGCTTCCTGATTCTATTTGGGATTTCATGGAATCATTTTCAAGTTCTAGTTTTTCCCATTCCTTAGAATACTCCTTCTCTGCACGAACTATGTCAGAAAGAATTCCGTCTATTTCACTAACTTTACCTCCGAAGTTTTTGCTCAGCCAGTTATGGATGTTCTCCCCTAAGGATTCATCTATAGAATAATAAGCTTTATCCCAATCTGTGAATTTTAAAGTAGTCATTATTAGCTATTTGATCTTTTTCTTCTTCCTCTTGGTTTTGAAGCTGCTGATGCTCCAGCTTCCTCTTTATCCGCTTTACCTCCTTTGCTAGCTGTCAGAACAGGTTTAGCATTTTTTTGATTTTTGGTAAAATCCACGTATTTATCAAGCTTTTGATTCTTTCTGGATCCAGATCCTCTTAGAGCTTTCTCTATATCTTTCTTACGATCCTTCATCTTCTTTAAAGAAGCTTTGTTTGACTCTAAAGAGTCCTGATCTACTGGACTTAATCTTTTATTTTTGTTTTGTATCCTTTTAACTTGTAATTCTTCGATTTTCTTTTCTAATTCTTCTATTTTAGAATCAATTTCATCTACTTGAGACGAAAGCTCGGATTTAACTTTTTCTTTTTTGTCCTCAGCTTCTTTTGCTTTTTTTTCTTCGCTTGCCTTCAATTCTGCCTGAGCTTTTTCGGATTCTACTTTAGCAGTTTGAATCTTAGTTTCAAGTTCTTTAATTTCTTTTGGATCTACATTAGATCTTGATTTTGCAAGCTTATATTCAAACTCTGCAATTGTTAACTCATCTTGAGATACTCCTGCATCATAATATTCGGATTTTCTCTTGTTCCCTTCAATTATTTTTTCTGCCACATCCTCAGTCTTCTCGATTCTTTTATTAATCATGTTTACGTAAGTCTTGTACTCATTCTCCTTGTTGGCTATGGTTTTACTTATTTTATCTGCGTTAGCAGTGTCTTTGTCATCCTGAGCTTTTTTTAGACTAGCATTCAATGATTCAATTTCATCCTCATGAGAATATTTTTTGCTAAGAAGATCTTTTCGGTCTTTCAATATCATTTCTCTTGATTTATCTATCATATTGATAGAAGATAGAGACCCTAAAAAAGTCTTGGATAAAGTGTTTTTAATTGAATCTAAGACTCCTTCGTTTAGTGATTCAATTTCTTCTAAATCCGCAGCTAAACTTTCTGCAAGTTCAGGGCTAATTTTTTCGGTTAGAGACATATTATCTACGAATTCTTGATAACTTGGGATTAATTTCATCTTTGTAATTTAATTATTTATGATCTATATATCCACCCGGATTTTATTTTTAATTTCAAGACACAAAAAAAACCTCTGATTTCTCAGAGGTTTTTTGTATAGTTGATTTCTAATTTTTAAGATTAGTTTAATCCTCCAACTGGAGTTTGAACGTAGAAAGTGAAGTATAAAGTTTCTGGGTTGAAACCTGCTTCTACTAATGCGTATCTTGATTTAACTGCGATCTTAGGAGACATAGTACCTTCAGAGATGGTTTGGATTGACTCCGCCATCATGTAAGGCATGAATTTAAGACCTGGTTCGTCGTCGCCACCTTTTCTACCTACTAGGATTCTGTTATCAGAGAATCTCATGTTCTGGTCAACATATACTGTCATACCAGCTAGAGAACCTACTGGATATAGAGTTCCGTTGTTTTGAGTTAAAGTGTTAGCAAATGGAGCGAAAGTGAATTGGCTAATATCTTGCATTGCAGACGCTAGGTTAGCGTTAGTAACGATGAAGTTAGCTGGACCTCTTCTACCTCTATTAGCTACAACGTTAGCAGCTGCCAGGATTCTAGAGAATAATCTTCTTTGTAGAGTTGATAAGTTCTCGTATGTACCTGATGCAGGACCTCCTGGAATTGACATGAACAATTGAGTATCTTCTTTTCCTAAGTAATCTAGAGCAGTAGAACCAGAAGTAGCACCGCCTATTACAAGGTTAAGGTTTAAGTTTTGACCTTCAATTGCGTTGAAGTTGTAACAGTTAGACCATCCTAATTGGAATGCTCTAGATAAGATGTGCTTGTTGATAGCTTGAGAAACCTCATTTACCAATGCATTCTCGATCATAGAGATAACATCAATACCAAACTGTTTGTTCAAATCTTGGATTTGCTCAGTTGTTACAGAAGCAGCTACTTGGAAAGTGTCAGCTTCAACGAATTTGGTGAAAGTTGTTAGACCCATTGAGTTGTAATAAGTGCTTTCCGCAACAGATCTCAACATTGGATTGTAAGACTTAGTACCATCTACGTATGGACCTTGGTAAGCTTGGTTGTCATAGAAACCAGCTCCAGAGAAACCTTGGATGTGATCTTCTAATGCTTTAACCAATTGAGCAACTCCAGTAGCATATCCACCGCCAGTAACACTACCTGCACTTCCTGTACCGATTGTAGAACCAGCAGCTACGATATCAGCAACAGTTTCACCTGCAGTAACCCCAGTGATTCTGAAGATTGGGAAGCCATCGATTCTAGAGTAACCTACGAAAGCAGTAGTTAAAGCAGCACCTGCAGAAGTAGCAGCAGCGATGTAGTAAACAGTACCTACTACTAAAGCAGAAGCTGTAGAACCTACAGGAACTTTAATCATTGTAGGAGCAACTGCTAAAGCTTCAGCAGCTGTAGTTCCAGCAGAGCTAGGACTGATTTTACCACCAGCATACACATAATCTAAGTAAGATAATACTCCAGAAGGACCAGACATAGGGATAACTGGAACGATATCAAATCCTACAGTCTTCGCAGCTACTTGAATAGCTAATGGAAGTAATGAAGGGAATTTATCGCCAGAACCTTGCCAGGTTGAGCTGTAGAATCCTTGGTTAGGGGTAAGACCACCGTTACTAACAGCACCTAAAGTAGATCCTGGGAAGTTTGGAGGTGTAACTGCACCCATACCGTTAACAACTGCTAAAGAGTTGTAAGCACCGGCAGATTCGTTTAATGAGTGGTAATGGCAATATTTAGCTAACCACTGAGTTTTTGATGAATCGTTGATACCAGTTTTAGACTCGATGATTGGAGACCATGTATCAAAAATTTCTTGTTCGTTAATAAGTTTCATAACTTGTTATTTTTTTATTTTTGTTTTATTTTTTTAGGAATTTACCATTTAAAGATTCTGCAATAAAGTTTAAATATTCGTTAGAATAAGCTTTAGTTGTTGTTCTCTCTACTGGTGTTTCGATACTTTCGCTTTCAACTAATTTTTGAAGACCAATGTTTCTACCAAGTTGACGTGTTGACCAGAAGTTTTTGATCTGATAAGGGGTTTCTAAATTGTAGAAAGACGCTTGAGCAATCAAAGATTGTTTGTGTCCTTCGTTTAGACTTTCCCAAATCTGAGCGTATTCTGCCGGAGCTTCGTCTACGAATTTGTGTCCTGAACTTGGTTTTTGTTCTGTCTCCTCACTTTCGTTTAGAGCTTGTTCTGCCTTTTGGGTTTGAGCAGCTGGTTGCATTCTTTCAGCAACTGTTTTGGTAAGGGTTTCAGTTTTTTGGGTTTGAACTGATTCTATAAGTGAATCTATCTTAGAAGAGATTGTTGTGTAATCTCCTGCAAATCCAGATTCGAATAGACCTGCGCTTGAAGCAAGGTCTGCCTTTTCTCTTGGGTTTTCACTTTCATTGATGCTACCTGCAAATGTAGTGTTTACATTTTCTGCGATATACTCAGAGTAAGCGATATTGTTTTTGATCTTCTCAGCTAAATAATCTGAATAAGAAATTCCTTTGTTCAAATTCTCAGCTAGATATTCAGAATAAGCGATACCTTTGTTAACATTTTCTGCTAGGTATTCAGTGTATCCGATTCCTTGATCTAATTTTTCTGCGATGTATTCACTGTATCCAATTCCTTGATCTACTTTTTCAGCTAGATATTCAGAATAAGAAATTCCTCTATCAAGATTTTCAGCTAAGTATTCAGAGTAAGAGATATTAGTATCTACTTTTTCTGCTACGTATTCTGAGTATTGGATAGACTCGTCTACTTTTTCTGCTAAATATTTAGAATATTCTACAGATTTGTCTAAGTTCTCAGCTACATATTCAGAGTAAG